CTCCGACAAGAAAAATGAGAATTGTTTAGCAGTTTTGTGACGTATTGGCATGTCAATATATTTAATGCGTAAAATCACTTAAAAAATTCATCTAGTAGTAGATTATAATGCCACGTGTAAAAAAGTCGAAGAATGTCAAGAAGGTCTCAAAGGCCTCCAAAGCCCCTAAGGTTGTAAAGGCCGCCAAGGTTGCTGCTCCAGCTGCCCCAGCTGCCCCAGCTGTTGACGTGAAAATTTCTGCCCCTGTTGAGGCGAAGCCCGAGGGACCAACCCTTAGCGAAAACTTCGCAGAGCTTCTCGCCCAGTTGACCGCTCTCCGCAGTCAATTGACTAGTGTCACCGGTCAAGTTCGTGCGCTCCAGAAGAGATCTGAACGTGAGTTGCGCAATGCCCAGAAAGCTGGTAAAAAGCGCAAACAAAAATCAGGTAGTCGTGCTCCAAGTGGTTTCGTCAAACCTACCAAGATCAGTTCTGAATTGGCTAATTTCCTCGGAAAGCCAAAAGGAACTGAGATGGCACGCACTGAAGTTACCCGTGAGATCAATACGTATATCCGGGCGCATAAGCTCCAGGACCCGAAGAATGGGCGTCGAATTTTGGCCGATGCGAAGCTTCGCAAGTTGCTCAAGTTGACCAAGAACGACGAACTTACTTATTTCAACCTTCAACGTTACATGAGTCCTCACTTTGCTAAGTCGGCCAAGAAAAAGGCCGAAGCCGCTGCCAGTCAATGAGGGTAGCGAGTAATGAATTAGAAGAAGGGTCCACCAAGAAATATACAATTACAATGTCAGCATTAGCAGCAATATCTATGACAACAATTTGACAACAACACATTTTTAAATGTGGTTGAATTGTTTGAGAGAGAAACAATTGTGTTTGTTCTTCAAATTGCCGCAGAAGGAAGATTTCATAATTTAAATTACGAATCATATGATCACCTCTGATCCTACGATTAAAATTATAGTTAGTGTGATTCTGTCAACAGATGATGAATCCCCCACTTGGTAACACCGAACTGAGTTTCTTTCTGTCGATGCGAGTGTTGTAGATAGGCACATACTTCATAGTTGACAGTATCCTTGTGTCCTCTAAATCATAGATGTCAACGACATCCTTTAAAGCATAGTAGTCCTGCATTGAGATATGTCGTCCCCGAAGCCACTCAAGGAAGCCCTCTCTCTCCGTGGCATTATACGTACGAAACAAGTTGTAACCTTTGAATATGGAACAGGGGGTCTCCTTGTAATCTGTTCCAGCTAAGACACAGAGTTCAGTAAACTCTTTGGCAGACATGCCAAGTTGATCACGGACTTTCTCGGTGTCATAAATGACAGCTGTTCTGTGGAGAAGGCTCAAATACTTAAGGATGCGTGGACACCCATAAGCAAACATGTCTGTATCCTCGCTGAGACACGCATAAGCAGCTCCTTTGGTGACTAGGGCAGCACAGAGAGCATCTGCTTCCCCTTTTGACACCGTATAGTGCAGCCCACTGCCTTCTATCACTAGTTTTGCTCGCTGTATGTCTTGAAATGTGATTCTTACAGTTGAGCCACGGAGTTTTTTGAGAGCAAGTCGAAGCACCCGCTGTTTATCCGCGACCATTGTATTTTTGAGCTCATTTTCGATCAAGGCATACTTCTCACGCGCCGCAGCGCGCTTTTTGGCTCTACGCGCCCTCTCATCATTCTTCTCAGGCGGTGACTCACCATCGAAGATAAAGAGAGCATGGATCTCGAGGTGCCTGAAGATACAGCACATTTCGAACAAATACTCGATCAACCCTCCTTGACTTGCGAAGCGATAGAGGTAAATACTTGCGTCGATTACGATTTTCTTTCCTCTTAACTGGATGAGTGGAATTTTTTTCGACACTGGACTGCGAAGTTCTTTTATAAATCTATTTAACATAGCTACTCCCATTTTTTTTAACGATATACAGGGTTTTGTGGATATCCTAACCTTACAGGACGGTTCAATTTTCCCCTATCCCATTCTGAGGCACCAACCCACAAATGGACATTCGCATTGACCTCAAAATGGTTTTATATTTAGTTGTAGGCCGCTTTTTCTGAAGGTCATGGAGAAATTCCCGAACCCGGGTCTGATCCTTCACGAAGTCATGTCTCACATAATGGTCAACAATGAATGTCAGAAAACGATCTGTCCCCCCCTTCGAGAACCGGAGAATGTTCGAATTATTGAGCTTACACCATACCATAAAGTCCGCAGAATAATACATTAGTAATGCCTTTATGATATAATAGGCGAATACATTGCTCCTTTCCTTATACAGATACTTCCGAGTCGCAACGTGAGGTTCCCCCTCCGCATAGAGGCTGGTATAATCTATGCCCATGAAGTCAAGTACCTTCGCCATCTGAAACATGCTGAAGATTTGTTCGAAATGAATACAAAAATGACAATAAGTAAGGAACTTATTCTTATTGGTCTTGTCAGAAAGCAACTTGTATGAACAGAAGACACAGTTGATGATCTCGGCCCAAAATTCCGCGTAAGCCTCAAACGCATTGTAATCGGTCTTGATCGGAAATAACAGACGAAGCTTCCTGTTTAACTGCTCATTAGAATGCGCCGAAAAATCCAACCCAAACACATGAAATGTCTCATGAATAAATACCTTGAACAACTCCTCCTTCCTATATATTAGAATCTCTCCAGCACGTTGACAAGAGGTCGTCACCGCGGTGTTACAGTTCCAAGGACCGATAATATTACATTGACTTGGTGGCAATGCCTTCTCGAAAGGGGTAAGAGCACAATATATATTCAAGGTTTGAGAGCACTTTGAAGAAGCATAACTACCAACAATGTCCAACCATACGAACATTTCCCGTGCATAACTTTCTAGCGAACCCAGCTTATTAAACGAATCCTGAGATAACAACATGAATACTATTGTCACTTCCCTCTCTCCAATCAGCATCCCATATGACACCGTGCCGACCAAATGTTCTTCGACATAAGTACGAATATCCTTCGGGACATATGTGGAGCTCATGAGGCTGAGCCCGGATATACTCTTTATATTTGTTGTCTGCTCCACCTTCTTCTTTACATGTCCGGTTCTCCAACTGGCATTTACTCTTTCCTCAGCTGTCCGGACATCTCTATAAAGACCGAGAAGGACAGCGTTTTCTTTTCTACGTTCCGTATGTGATGGTTCCCGGCTTATTAAAGTAGGGAACTGTCTGATAAATAATTCCATCATGTCCTCTGAACCTGAGGCGAATTGCATTGATGTACTATATAGATATTGTTTTATATGGCCTCCGTATTTCATTCTTTACGGCCAGCGCCTTTTACCTGAGCTGCGAGTTTTGCTCTGATACGCATAGTATCATTGAATACAATTGGAGGAGCAGCTCGTACAAAGTGTTGCAACTTAGCATTTTTGGTCGCAAGAAGCACATTCTTTGCCCCCTCATTTTGTGTATACTTGGCTAGCTGAGCCTCCTCCATAGCCGCCGCATTCCTACCAGATGGGAAAAAGTCCGCATCCATCACAATAGATTTTGGCCGGAACTGTTTACCTTTGTACTTCCCCGTCTTACCACCAGCTGATTTTGCCATGGCGGGGTCTTTCGACAGTTCGGACCCCGAGTCAAGAGCAAACTGGTCATAGAACTCTTTATACCCGGGTTTCCCTTCTTGCATACCCTTCTTGAATTTGGAAGCATGATATCGGTGCTCAACTGAATTCCATCTTTTCCCATCCAGTTTGAAAGGGGCTACCCAAAAATTCGACAAGACTCGTCTCCACTGTGGGATAGCAGCAAGTTCCGAATAGTCACTCGCTTTATCTATAGGTATCGTTTCTCCACTTCCCTTTCCTGGCAGCGGCCCGTTGGCAGACTTGGAGTAAAATTGGAACACCACGGTTTCGTCACCTTCAGGCGCAGTCTGGGGAGTTGGCTTCGTCTGGACCTTTGTGCCGCCGCCTGGCCCCCCGCGCGCCACTTTCATGGCAAGAAACCCCGGTATGAACGAGTAAATACCGTCACCCTTCTCAAGGCACTTATCCACAATCAAAGTCTTTATATCGTGGGGGAGCTGTTGGAATGTGAACAGACCCCTTCCCTCATATGTTATCAGCTTATAATGGGGCGTTCGCATATCGATGTCCAGAAGTATGTAGTGCGCGGGATCGAATATTTTTGCCTTCTCTATAGCAGGAGGGACCATGTTACCACACTGGAGAATATTTGCCAAGTCGCGTTCATGGTGACTGCTACTTGAGAGGATGATTAGTTTGACATTCAATGCCTGCTCTATGGTCTGAATAGCCCATGTTTCACCCCAAAAACCACACTTTTTAACAGCTTGCTTGAATTTCTTCAGAGAAGTAACGCCTCTCATGAAGGCAAAGTCTCGCAGTAGGCGCCTCGCATGATCTTTCTCCCGCTGGACCCGGCGAAATTCATCAACAAGTGGTTTAGCCTTATCTACTATAGCTTTCTTCCTATTGCGATCCTGTTCCTTCTCAGCAGCTCTCCGTAAGCCATCGATTTCTTTCTTTAACGCATGAAGGCGCGCACGGCTCTCGCCCGGAGCTGCTGCATACATATCATACTGCTCTTTAAAGTTCCGAAACACTTCCTCCGTTGCGTTTCGCGAGAGCACCTCCCTTAGAGCTTTCACAGACGTCTCATGTCCCGATCCCTTGAAAGCATCTCGGATAACAGCAAATAAACAATCACCGCGTCCTTCGTTATCGACAATCCCATACCCGCTGTTACGCATGAATCTCTGTATCCAAGTATGCCCAGTATGTGGTTGATATGCTTGTCTCTTCTTCATCGCATCTGCTGATGTCTCTCCTTCGAGCATCTCCTGAGCAACTGTGGGCGTATTTGGCGCTGTCCACTCATCAGTCTCTAGCAGCTCGTTCCCAGTCTTTTTTCCCGAAGGAGGGATCTTTGATGACATATTATCGGGCGGGGAGGCTGTACTCTGTTTCATACGCCTGCGCAAAAACACCGGAGTTACAAAAGCATAGAGCAATGGCCTCGGATCAGCGAGAAGACTGATGTCAAGATCACCATCCTCATCCAGGAGGTTTGGATATTCACGAGCCATAAACTCATATACTCCCAGTTGGGCGACGACGGTCTCACCTGATACCAAGTAGACAGGAACATATTGGATGCCCTTCTTAGCATAGGTGTAGCGAGTCTTACCTAAAGCAATAATACCCTCTATACCGGGGAGAATTTCTACTTCGTATAAATTGGCATCGTAATCAACGTCCTCTGGGCGGAGCTTTTTTGACGCATCGCCTTTATAAGATATCGACTTGTCCAGGCGGGAGACGACCATATATTCTAATCCAATATTATAAATTGTCTTAAATAGGTATCTTGCTTTATCTCTTCTAGGTACGACCATAACTTCTTCCGACGATAAGCCTTCTCCAAATTATCCTGATCTTTCTCAAAAATGACAATCTCCTCGACAAGCTGCTCCTTATTCTTTTTCCTTTTACTGATGTCATAATACGAGGCAATACGATCCAACTCTTTGCGAGTATAATTGGTATTATAGTCTACCTCTTGGGCGATGTAGTCATCCATAAAAGCATTAGAGGATATTTCCATAAGGTCTACCTCCTGTAGTAACTCGTCATATGTTGGAGGATTATCCTCCTTACATGATTCCTTTAAAGAAAAACTAAGGTTATGTGAGGTTTTGGCCATATTTTCTATAATATATGCCGACATTTTTATATTTATACTATATCATCCTCTATATCCATGAATTTAAAGATGCTTTTACTACTAAGACTCGAGTGTTTTCGAACATCACAGGCCAGGAGCATTTCTACGAAGCGTACCACATCTGGCCACCGATCTCCTCCTTCCATGCTAGCCGCTCCTTGTCCTATGAGAATGAGAAGGTTCTCCGCAAGCTCCTCGACCTCATTTCTCCTTCCCTCCTCATCCATGAGGGTTGTGAATTTCTCAATCAAACGTAACGTAAGTTCAAGCATCTGATTAGGATGAATTACACCATTGTTCATGAGGTGTATGAAGAAGCTGCTCATGGCGCGACGCTTGCTGTTCTCCTTATTGATACGGCAGAACTCATCATAGTCCTCTTCGGCGCTGACAAAGCGAATTTCGTCAAACAGTTCCAGAAAGGCACTCAGACTTTTCTCATATATTGATCTCATCAGAGGAAAAGTAGCAATCAGGTCCCTATAAAGCTCCGCATACAACTTTGACCAGAACTTATTGGCACTCCCAATCTCGAATATAGAGGTACCCACCTTCATCAAGTCGGCCTCTGGAGGATTACTATCTATGATCTTTCCTAGAACCTCAGTGATTGAAGTCTTCATACTGTTGTAATTAGTCGCAGTAATTTTATTGAGAGAGCTCCTTATCAGATCAAGGTCATGTTCGAGCCCTTCCTCATTTTTCTCAAGTTTCGTCGTCTTGAAATTCCTCATAGCAGCCCAATCCGCTCCAGTAATTGTTTGGCGTTGACGAGGGCGCCGTCCCTGATGGTTGTTCACCCCATGGGCTCGCTTTTTAAATACAGGAGTACGCTGATACGTGGGCGCTCCTACACGCCGAGCGATAGTATTTATCATTAAGATGGTCTGCTCTGACAAGGGGACAAGGTCCCTTGACTGCATGACGTGGCTGAATGCCGGCAAATCATATACTTTTACTATATCTACCATGTCTGTGTGTGTACATGCAACAGGCGGGAGAGCTTTATGTCAATTTCCCGAATTTCTCAAGAAATTGAACCTTCCACAAATTGTTTTTAGATTGACTTAAACGCAGCAACTCATTGTATAGAATACGAAATGACAGATAATACGGCTACCAAAACAGACTTACCTCAAACCATCACAAACTGGGATGACCCGGACCTTAATCTAAGTTCAGAGATTCTCCGTGGCATTTATGGCATCGGCTTCGACAAACCTAGTCCCATTCAGCGACAGGGAGTTCCTCAGATGTTGAGGACTAATAAGGAAGGGAAACGACGAGACCTGATCGCACAAGCCCAGTCCGGAACCGGCAAGACTGGTTGCTTCTCCGTGGGGACCATCGAAATTGTTGATACCACAAAGGCTTTCACCCAGGCCCTCATTCTGGCTCCTACACATGAGTTAGCTAACCAGATTAAGGATGTTGTCACTGAAATGGGTCAATATTGTAAGATTGTGGTCCAGCTCCTTGTGGGTGGCACATCGGTTGATCGTGACCGGGAGCGTCTTGACACGAATCCACCACATATCATCGTTGGGACTCCGGGTCGTGTCCATGACATGATCAGGCGCAAATACCTCAAAACAGGAGGTATTAACTGCTTGGTCCTTGATGAGGCCGATGAGATGTTGTCGGCTGGCTTTAAGGATCAAATCTACAAGATCTTTCAATATATGCCCAACGAACTCCAAATCTGCCTCTTCAGTGCTACAGTCCCCCTTGAACTTGAAGAGTTAACGAAAAAGTTTATGATAAACCCTGCCAAGATTCTCGTTAAGGCTCAACAGCTTACTCTACAAGGTATTGCACAATACTTCGTGAGACTCGATAGCGACGAGCAGAAGTATGCCACAATTAAAGACTTGTTCGCATCACTAAGTATCTCGCAGGCAATCATCTACTGCAACAGCACACGGCGTGTGGATGACCTTCAGGAGGCAATGGAAGCTGATAACTTTCCCGTGAAAAAGATCCATGGAAAGATGGATGAAAGCGAGCGCAAGGCGACGCATAAGGAGTTCAAACAAGGTGGTTGTCGTGTGCTCATCACCTCAGACTTGTTTGCCAGAGGGATCGATGTCCAGCAGGTCAGCATCGTCATCAACTTCGATGTTCCAAAGAGTGAGCATACTTACCTCCACCGTATTGGCCGATCTGGTCGTTGGGGTAGGAAGGGAATTGCGATCAACTTCGTGACTCGTCACGATGGTGCACGTCTCAAACATTTCGAGGAATACTATGAAACTCAAATTAATGAAATGCCATCAAACTATACCGAGCACCTCGGCCTCTAAATTCGTCAGTGGATGCCTCTTTATTTCTTCGATTGGTTTAACAACCAATGGAAGAGAATATCAAAGATAATTTCAAGCTCCCTATACATTTTTGTCCTGTCCAGCACAAACTCTCCACCAACCTCTACGACGATTTAGAACTCTTAAGCGTACATGACGATGTGTCTGGTACCCCGATATATCACTACGCATTTCGCCCCACTACCCAGTTTGGCAAGTTATGTACATCTCAATGGGCGGAGTCCTATACCACCGATCGGAATTTCCTCATGGAGTCACAGAAGTTTCATAAGCGATGCGACAATGTCGTCTGTAAACCTAAATTGGCGGAGAATGTGTGGAAAATGTGGAAAGGAGTTCGCGAAGAAGAAGGATTCCTCGAGAAATACCAATACCTGGAAGTGGAAAGGCTTGCATGGTTGAACAAATCCACTCTATTTCTCACCGTCCTCATGTTCTATGGGATGGTATCTCCCGTACTCAATCTACTCGCCCCGATTCTTCTTCTCATCATTCCATTCATCATTATACGAATCATGCGTATCCCTCTAACCATAGAAACCTATACATCAATCCTTAAACGCCAACTCCAGAATCATACCATTGGTCGAATGTTCATGGACTTCTCCTCAGTATCTCTGTCCCAGAAGGCCTACATAGGACTATGTTTCGGTATGTATATCTATAACATATACCAGAATGTTCTCTCCTGCATACGGTTCCACAAGAACACTAGTATTATAAACGGACACTTCTCAAATCTGAGAGAATACCTTAGTCATACAGCAACAGAGACAGGCAAAATACTGAAGATAACTGATGATCTTGAAACTTTTTCGAAGTTTAATCAGTATCTGAAATCGAATCTGGAGAGAATTGAGCGTGTCCGAGGGGACATTGATTCAATACCACAAGGGGGGTTCTCACTTAGGGGTCTCCCACATATAGGGAAAACCATGCAACAATTCTATAGACTCCACGAAGATAAGGAGCTGGAAGCCACACTATTCTTCTCCTTTGGCCTCAATGGTTACCTCGAAACGCTCGACGGGATCTACAACAACATAAAACAAGGAAGCATCCATCCTGCGAGGTTCATCGAGAGAAAGAAACCTCGCATGAAAATGACCGGCGCATATCACCCCGCAATAGAAGGAAAACCAGTTCCAAACGACGTCTCACTATCTAATAATATTATCATCACAGGACCCAATGCTGCCGGGAAAACCACCCTTCTCAAAAGCACAATCATCAATCTACTGATATCACAACAAACAGGATACGGCTTCTATGAAAAAGCCGAGATAACACCATTTGACTATATTCATTGCTACCTCAACATCCCAGACACCTCTGCCAGGGACAGTCTCTTCCAAGCAGAGGCTCGCCGCTGTAAGGGAATTCTTGACATGATAGAAGCAGATAGGAACGCAAAACATTTCTGCATTTTCGACGAACTCTACTCCGGAACAAACCCATACGAAGCCATAGGGAGCGCATATTCATACCTCCGTTATGTGAGTAAGTTCTCCGGAGTCCGCTTCATGATCACAACCCACTTTGTTCGCCTCTGTAACCTCTTCAAAAAGATAAAGGGGACGACTAATAAACATATGGAGGCTTCACTTACCAACAAAGGCCCTGTCTACAGTTATAGATTAAGGTCCGGAATATCAGAGACGAAGGGTGGTGTCTCGGTTCTTAAAGGTTTGGAGTATCCTCGCGAAATTATAGAAGAAACACAACGGATTATCGAACTCATATAGCTCGTTTATCTTGGCGATTAAAAATATACCAGAGGTATAATGTGGAGCACCATTGTAGCTATAAGTTTAGGGGTCACTTCGTTGGCCGCGCTCGCACTCTTCTATTACTTTCGACAACGTATTGCCAGGGTAGAGCACAAAGTAGATGTTATGTTTCAATTAATACAAGAACACAACACAGCTCGCCAGTTTCCTCCCGCTATGACATACGGCTCACCACCACCTGAGAGAACTTCCGAACCTCAAAATGAACTCATCGAAATATCTGGTGACGAAGAAGATTCCGACAGCAGCAGTATAGTCTCCGATACTGAAGACCCATTGACGATCACTTCCGCCTCTCCCGGGGAAAATATACGAGCAATTGAGCTAAAGCTCAGCGGAGCAGAAGCATCATCAGCTCATAGCCACAACTCAGAGGATCTAGATGATCTTGATGAAATCAGTGATATAGAAGAAGACGGCGATGGAGAACAGGAGATCGTCTTCGAAGAGGGAGGAGAAGACGATGGTATCGATATGAATGAAGTTATTGAGGTGAAGACACCAGAAACAGGACCAGAAACGGCACCAGAAGAAGTTACCGATGGTATTGTCGAAGAAGTATCATTGGATAACATCGAAGAAGCAGACATTAAGACAGTAACACTCGCTCCAGAACCACCATCACTCGACTTACAGACACTTACCGTTAAGGAGCTGAAGAAACTCGCCGCTGACCGAAAGTTAAGCAACTATAAAAGCCTACGCCGACCCAAACTCATTGAGCTTCTAGAAAGCACAATCGGGGAATAATTTTATCTAGGACTATTATAGACAATGAGTTGGGGTACCTGCATAAAAGGAAGTAACAATATTCATTCAGGCTTTCCGGCCCTTATGAGCGATGGTCGTTTCTCTACCACTTGGAACGCAGCTTGCCAAAGGAATGAGAACCTCCAGAAACAAGTCGGTATCACCGATAATTACGACTACCGGCAATACTTGATGAAGCACGGGAACCAGATCAGAGAAGCTAACCAGATAGCAGCATGTGGTCAATGCTGTGGATGTCGCGACGACTTTAAACCACGACCACCTGTCAAATTTCCACATTATATATTCAAATCATGCTCCGACAAGACACGACCATACGGATATGAAGGCTCTAACCTTAAGAACCTATATTTATCAAGGGCGGCCCTCCAAAGTCGTCTTGTAGCCCCCATCATTACTCAAGCAGAAATGATACAGACCGGTGTTCGCAACTGGAACTAGATATGGAGAAACAAATCACCATATCTAGTCAAATAATATCTGGTTAATACAACAATGCCACCTAAGAAACTAAGGACCCTAAACCCATCTGGTACACAGAAGAGGCGTCAAAAAGGGCGTCAAGCACCACGACGACAGAATAGGACAAAGAAGAAGAAGACTATGCCAAAGAAGAAGAAGACTATGCCAAAGAAGACTATACCTGTGAAGAAGAAGACTATACCTGTGAAGAAGACTATACCAGTGAAGAAGAAGACTATACCTGTGAAGAAGAAGACTATACCTGTGAAGAAGACTATACCAGTGAAGAAGAAGACTATACCTGTGAAGAAGAAGACTATACCTGTGAAGAAGACTATACCAGTGAAGAAGACTATATCGGTATCACAGAAGACAACTCCACCAGTTGTGGCGACATCTTCACAGCCATCTCACCCCCAACCACTGAAGGATAATCCGGGGGTGAAGTTTCCCGTAATGAAAAAAGGATCCTTAGCAAACATCCAAAAACCCTTCGCTCGACTGAAATTGGCATTGTCCTCCCCTTAATGAGATTAAAAACAATGTCCCTGACATCTATAATGAAAATTTTAAGTATTGATGTCGGTATGAAGTATCTAGCCTACTGCCTCTTTGACTGCAAAGAGGATCAGACATTCTGTGTGTCATCCTGGGGAATTCTTAACTTATGTGGGCAGGTGAGACATACATGCTCAGGCAAACTGAGCAACGATAAGCCCTGTGGTAAGACAGGCAAATTACATAAGGATGGCAAATACTTTTGTAAAATTCATGCAAAACAGGCTAACTATAAGATACCGGCGAATAATCTCACACCTAAACGATTGGGTCGTCAACGCGTTAAGGGACTCAAAGCTATATGTGAAGAAATGGAGATCCCCCTTCCTAAGAAGATTCGAAAGGGGGATTGTTTAGAGTTGATAAATAAGGAACTCGCGGAGAGCTATCTAGAATTTGTCCCGCACGTTGATACCCGCAATATTTCGATTGTAGAATTTGGCTACCAAATAAAGAAAGAATTTGATGCCCTTCTAGGAGACATAACCATTGACCGTGTCCTCGTGGAAAATCAGGTAGGCCCTCTCGCCTTGCGGATGAAGGTAATTCAGGGTATGATAACTCAGCATTTCATTGAAAGAGGATGCGCATGTATACTGGCAATCTCTCCAGCTAACAAATTAAAAGGAGTTTTAGGAGCAAACAAAAAGACAACTTATGCACAACGAAAGAAAATAGGGGTGTTGGAAACACGACGATTGATTGTGGAACATATTACCATGCATGAGTGGGCGGATATATTCAACGCACACAAAAAGAAAGATGATTTAGCCGATGCATTTTTACAGGGGATATGGTACTTGCGCAATAATGGCCTGGTATCGGGACTATGAAGAAGTGTCTCTGCGTCTTACTTAGAATTATAAGTTCTTGCTAGATCATAATGACTTCGAATGTCGTCCCAGAGGTAATTGACATAGGTAGCACTAGATCCGTTTCCCCGCGACTCAGTGTGGTGGGAAATGGTACCGCGGGTACCATTAAGTTGACAAATCTACCGCCACCCACATCATCGTCTACATCAGGTGGCAACAAGTCAGTAAATTTCGGTCCAGGGGTGGATCTACTTATGAACCAAAACCGTGCTCGCTCAGGATCACCGAAGCCGGATATCCATCTTTCGGATCTTAAGAGTATAAGAGCTTTCGAGGCACCAAAGGGACCTACTTCCACACAGGCGCGGAATGTAGCAGCCAATATTGCTCCCCCGGGTGCTAGGGCTGGGGGTGTGCTACCTACGACTATTCCTACTGCCGATAAGAAGATTAAGATCTCCGTTACAGAATCAGGTACCTTCAACCCCCCTAAGGTTGGTGAGGCTAGTGGCACGGCAGGCCAGAAGGGTTCAACATGGGACGGGTTCAAGAAATTTAATGAGATCCCTGTTAATCCGGCGGCAGCTCCTCCTCCGAAACCGGTACTAGCGCCAGAGGAAGAGCTTAAGCAAAAACTTACTATTCTGAGAAAACTCGAAGGATTAGAGAAAAAGGGGATCAGACTGACGAAGAAGTATACAATGGAGAGCAGCTTGGCAGAGATAAAGAGCGAGTATGAGACTATTAGATGTGAGAAAGAACGGTCTAATTCAGTGAAGTTCCAAGGGAAGATGATGATGGCCTGTGTGTCGGCGATCGAGTATATGAATGGTAAGTTCGACCCATTTGATATAAAACTCGACGGTTGGGGTGAATCGATAAACGAGAATCTTAATGATTACGACGAGGTGTTTGCCGAGCTCCATGAGAAATATGGCGGGAAGGCCAAGATGTCACCAGAAATCAAACTCATATTTATGCTTGGAGGAAGCGCTGCCATGATTCACATGACGAACACGATGTTCAAGTCCTCGATGCCGGGTATGGATGATATCATGCGACAGAATCCTGAGCTCATGCAGCAGTTCACACAAGCGGCTGCGAACAGCATGGGAGCCAGCAATCCTGGGTTCGGTAACTTCATGGCAAACGTATCGCGAGGCGGTATGGCACCGCCAATGGGATCCCCACCGGGACCACCTGATTATATGAGACAAAGGCCACCAGCCGCCCCGAATAGCCACCCCACCCGACCGGACGTGGGAATGGCTCGTGGTCAACCCCAGTTTAATGATGCCGTGAATATGCAGAGAAGTGAAGCTTCAATTGAACAGAATAGAAAAATAAAGCGGCGGCCTGAAATGAAGGGTCCGAGTGATATTACTGACATCTTATCCGGGTTAAAGACAAAGAAGGTGAACATCAGAGATAATGCCGCAGCCAGCACAATTAGTGTGGAGGACGTCAAAGAACTCAATAAGCGGGGACCAGGGATACAGAAGCGGTCAAAACGTCGTCCTCGTTCCGAGCGCAATACAGTAAGCCTGGATCTCATCTAAAATAATCCCATTATATAGTAACATATAATGGCATCTCTAGCAACAACAGAAGGACAGAAACAAGGTACTACTTGGAAGCGTGAAGAAGGTGGTCGCCTACAGAGAGAACCCGAGGCTGCGCGAGTCATCCAGCGACTCGCACGGCGTCGGCGCGTGAAAAGAGGTCTGGCATGGGATGAGATCCGAAATGCTGTTTGTAGTGTTAACCCAGAGGAAACGTATTTCGACGAACTTGAGAGCAATCGGGTGTCAAACCATGATGGTCTAAAAAAAGAAGGCGGAAAGGAACAGGTGTCAGGGTTAGAGCAACTCCTATATACAGATCCGATGGTCGTCCTGCCCGAAAATATGGAACTTCTCACAGGTAATCCTCGGTTTCTTCGTGGCGCAACAAGTTGGATGACACCGACCATGGCCAGAGATAACAGTGGGGTGGTTAAAGTTCGGTTCAGGAAAAATACAGTCCAATCTCCTTTATTCCGTATGTCTAGAAAAGCTGATGTTCCAACTTTCTCCAAAGAGTTTCGGTTCTTGGTAATCCTCTATGGTCCATCTGGTAGTGGGAAAAGCCAATTACTCCTGGGAACAGATGTTCTTAAGAAAAGTAGCGGTGCCAGTAGTCAAAGCTTCTCTTGTGGTAGTATTAGCTCTACCAGTAGGCTGTGGAAATTATGCTCAAAAATTAATGGTACCGCGGCTGGACAACCATGGTTGCATATTGGCACAGACAACGCACTTACTGGGGTGGAGACAGGTTGTTGGTATAGAGCTATAGAAGAGGCAGGGAAGTATGATGATTTAAGGTTTGGAGGAGACAAGAAGGAGGAAGCATATCATCAGACCGCGGCTGCTCAGCGCGTTTACGCCGAGAACATGTCTAAATTGGCGGCCGGAGTGGATATTGAGGACGAGGAGGGGCTGAGAGAATACCATAAGAAAACATCGAGTCTCCACACAAAGATGCGCACTGAGGTTCAGGGCTTTCGAGACCTAGCTTTAGATGCTGCTGTTTTCACCGGTAAAAATATAGTATATGAGACCACTGGGGCCAAGAAAGAGACATTCGCGCGGGTTCTTCGGTCGGTCTATGAAACAAGCAACTGTGGGAATAAGTACAATTATATTGTCCTTCTAGTGACGACCCTTACTGAGGGTTCTACATTGGTTGATAGAGTGCTAACGCGATCCGTTACGAACATTAGAGAGCAGCTTTCAACACAAGATCAACTACTGCCAACCACATCGCCTAACCCTTACTCCCCTGATTTTCTTACCACGGCCGACAACATATTCAAATTCTCACAAGACCTTATTGGACAATGCTCAAGGAAGGAGACAGTTTCCACCGCACAGGGGAGGGAACAAACTAAATTCTCAGGGAATTGTCCCGGATTCGGCCCGGACATGCTCTATATCTTTGATAGCAAGTCGGAGCTACCTATCGAGGTCCCTCTAAGCGAACGATCTCTATATCTATACGATCATAACACAACCGGCAAATCAAGTCTCAGGGGCGACAGCCGAAGAAGAGCGATTATCCGGAAAGGTCTTCACAAGACTGTATTAGAGGATAGGTTGGAAACGGTGAGAGCTTCAACCAGACTAGCATACCGTCTGGGTACCAGAGTCATATGGCGCGAGACGGGACGCGGCACTGTTGAAGGGCCTCCTCGACCGTTGGACGATGATCAGGTTGGTGATGGACCCGATTTTCTTATTCCGGTCAAATTAGACGGCAATAACAGCATATTCCTAGTACCAAGCAAGGAGCTTGAGCCGCTATTTGCGGGACCAGAACGCGGGGATTTGCTGGGCGACGATTGGATGCCTGAACAAAGTGAAAATAAGGGTGGAAGCGAGAAAATCCCGAAATTTGGCGGCGGTTTTTGGAAAAGAGTCAGACGAATGAAAAAGGCAACCAGAAAGAAGAAAAAGAAGAAATTCCCTACTAGAAAAACACGAAAGCTGCGTCACTATAAACAGACCTAGGTATGATTAGTTTCCGTAATGGTTTCCCGGCAAGTGAATCCATTATATTGATGATATGAAACCTCTGAGCCTCCATATCACCTCGCCTTATAAAACGCGTCTCTATACAATTCTCCGCTCCAAAACTGGAATGGACATAAAATGTTACCTTGTCAATACATTCTTCCATATAGTAGATAAAGATTTTGATATTTCCAATAAATTATGGGCTAATAATGTAGATGGTGTTGGGTTATCTAATATATGAAGCGGTTGATGTTGCGTATACAGTAACCACTCTTGGGTACAGAGGTGTACGGGGTATATACTACTGGGCAAGTGGTCAGGATTATCCGGAAGTTGTCCTAGAGAGGGAAGAACATGAGGATGTCGTGAAACTTAAGGAGCGCGTCGAGAAACTCGAGGCTCTTCTGAAAAAAAAGATTGACGAGGAGGTTGTTCATGATGAGAATACAAAAAACTGACTAAGGACTAACGGCGAGCTTTCCTGCGACGATGTTTCTTTGGTGCCTTTTTTAATGTTCTCGACCGTCTTCTCTTCCTTCTCCTCCGTGTTCGCCGGGAGCCCCCAACTCTTACCCCCGTTGTCTTTGTAGCACTGGGTGGTGATAAAGCGCTCAAGGGCGTGATTGCATTGTACAGGCGTCTGGCTATCGCAAGACCGGGAGAGATGGTGGTTGCCAACTGACGCATCGTCCAAGCTAATGTGTCGTCGTACACAATAGCTGATCCTTTGGCCTTCGTGATTATGCTCTCTATAGAGGGAATGGGGTATCGTAGGATCGTGGCTAGTTTGGCCATAGATGATTGCCATCCCTGGAATTCACTCAGCTTTCCTGCTGACATGTTGTTACGGACTGCCCATAGGGCCCGCTCTCTGGTCAAACCATTATTGAGCATGGTACTCATCGTTGCGTGGAGAGCGACAGGCATTGATCGACCAAAGGTAATTATCTCGGGGAACCCTGTCACAATTGCCCCACGACCACCAACAACAGGGAAGACACCATAATGGGTTATGATCTGGAAGTATTTCAGAATATGGTATATGCGCCATGCTGTCTCTCGGAGACCGGTACTCGCAGAGGTATTCTGCCTAGGCAACGACTCGGCATACTTTAGCATAGCTGTCTCGCTAATTGGTTTTACTTTTCCCCCTTTGACTGGGAACATCTTCGCTATCATACTTGGAAGGACGGTTGGTTCATCTACTTTGAGCACCCAGGGCTTCGGTGTAAGAGCCTTCTTGGCCTGATTAGCGTGATATTTACAATGTTTGAAGACTCCCCCCGATATTAATCCCATCCCTTTTCCAGCCATCGACGCTGCTGTGGATGCGGCGGCAGCCGACCTCTTCATTGCGTCACCTAATGTCCCATGAATAGTGTTTTTTTCCGAAACAGGGGACAGACTTGTTGCTACATTTGCCATTAGTTGTATTAAGCTTAGATATTTATGCATGCTCTGCTTTATAATAAAGATAAGTCACAAGTATTGGGGTTAGGATATCAAGCCACAGGATTAGTCCAGCATTATTTTCACTCAAATTTCCTTCCACCAAGGCCCCGTAGACATGGTTGAGCCCCGCTAGTCCCGAAAATATTGCGAATACGAAGATTATCCCCATATCTAGTTTAGTAAAGGGATGGATAGCTACGGCTGCAAGAAGAGCTCCTATACCAACGGCAATATCATAGAAGGCAACCTCTCTTTGAAACGGACTGGGTTTCCATCCTATACTCGATGCTGCAATTTCAGGCGAAAGGAGATGGAATGTTCCGCCCCATAAGTAGATGACGCCTACAAGCCAAAATAAGGTATATCGAAGCAAAGATCGCCAGAATTGTTTCTTGTTGCCGAATAAAGGGAACGTTACTATCAAACCGATGATGCTTAGCAGGGGTATGTGTGTGAGAACGAACTTGATTATGTCATCAATCATATATACTGACCGTATATATAATTATTTGTTTATAGCTTCCTGTTGATAGGTAACGTATGCAAGGTAAGTGAAACCAGCTGCCCCGAGAATAGTGCCTAAAACCGAATACCATCCATGTGGCACCGTCAATGCGACGCAAATTTGATTAGGCACTCTCAAAAGCAACATCATCGTCAAGGAAACGGCGAGTATCGCGGAGAAAGGTTTCCCGTGACGCACAGCATCTATTTGCGCGTACGTGCCATATATTGCGAAAAATAAGGCGACAACGTGGAGATATCCTGTATAACGCATCATCATTTTAGAACAACGCATTGTATAGTATACTACGAATATAATTGGCTTCTAAAGGACTCGAGCATACGCACATGTTGTCTCTTACGCTCACGCTTCTTCATCTTTTCGAGTACAGCTATGGCACTTCTCATTTCTTCGGGTGTCACGCGTCCATCGTCGTCTTTATCAAGGGCCTCTTCATACCTACGCAAGTGATGCGGTATAACACAATAAGGGCTGTCCTCATTGAAGAAGTGGTCGGTCAAGAACATAAAAGCAGCGGTCATACCAATCGCCAATAGAACATCCCGGGTTCCCATCCAGATAATAGCAAATATTAACATCTGGCGAGCCACCGTATTCTGTAGATATTGCTCCTGGGATTTGCTCAGCTTTATAGTAATATATTTTGACCCGATATTCAACATAATCATCACTAGACCAGCAAAGAACTTACTGTTATTCAAACTATGAAGCCCCCTGCCTATTGTACTCCCCATATTACCTACGAATGTAGTCATATTCTTAACATCTAGAGATATTTTTTTCTAGAGCGCTCCCATGAGGATTCAAGCCTATCTCGATAAGGTTTTGACGTTCTACGGAGGTACTTGTTGGCCCGGTTGTACTGATATCTTAACCAGCGTGGAGAGAACCCCTCGGTAGTACGTCGGTGATAGGATGCCAGGCATATCAATATAATGCTACAGCTGGCTATTAATATAAAAGTCCGAAGATTACTCTCCATAATATATACTGGATCTAGAAATAATTTGAAAACGCCTCCTTCTCGCTGGTCTGTGTATGAGGCTTCTCCAAACCCGGAAGTGTCTCCTCCTCCGCCTCCCGTCCCCGCAGAAGAGCACCCTTCCTCAACTGTTCATCTATTGCAATCTGTGAAGTTCCCGATACCGTAACCCGACAGAGTCCATCGTGACATTTTCCCGTTGGACCACAATCCTCGTCCTCTTTACAAGTACGCTTTGCCGTCACCTTCTTTCCTTTCTTTCCTCCCCCATTATTTTTCATCCCCTCATGTGTCGATTCGATAAGTACGATTAATATGCCGGCCGCCAGAATCCCGGCCCCGATCCCAAAAGATGATGCCACTACTCCTACAAGAACGACTCCGGCTGCTTTGCCTAAAGTCGTGCCGACGGCCTCCACCAAGGCGTGAGGTCTACTGTATAACAGTGCCAATAATAGTGCTGCTAGCGTTAACTGTACGTATAGCTCCATTTGTATATACAATTACAGGATAAAAATTTTAGGATCAGTGCCCAAAATAATATATAGCTTGAATATAAGTATGTCTATAGGCCACCCCTTAGGTTATGCCCAATTTGATTCAGAAGATATTGGTCCACCTCCAAAGCGTGGGACCGGGACACGCCGAAGGAAAGTTAAGAGTAGCATTAAGAGTAAGCAGGCGCGCCGCTTCCTAAACGCATTGCCGGGTTTCTCGACAGATAAAACAGAAGAAGATGAAGACAACAATTTAGCCGACTTCCATCCTACTACAGCACCACCCGCCGCCGCTACTGCTGCTCCTTTACCGGATCCCGCGAAGAATGTACCGGGATACGGGCCTCAACATAACGACGAAGAACGAGATGGTGGTATATCGCCGCAAGCATATTCTCAATTAGATAGCTCAGCTAGTATTCGGAACTATTATAACCAATACTTGCCATACTATACGCAAGCAGCCAATACTTCAGCGAGTGTCCATGGGAGTGGTGACGAGCTCATGACAAAGTTGAACTATATGATTACTCTTCTTGAAGGACAGAAGGACGAGAAGACGGATAGTGTGACCGAAGAACTAGTCCTTTATACATTTTTAGGGGTATTCGTGATTTTCATTGTTGACTCCTTCGCAAGGGCTGGAAAATACACCCGCTAATTTAGAAGAAATACATTTGAAGACAAGAACGGTCTGTATATGAAATTATACAAATAGTATGCCATAGGAGACTCCCACAGAGAGCTACATCGCCTCATTACATTCTTGAGAATATGTCCATTGTTGGAGATGTTCTCGATAACCACATAAATATACGACATTTCCCTCGAAGCTAGGACTAAGGCATTCGAAAAACATTCTACCAGTAGCTCTTGATATCCAGGTGAGAAGCATGAGGCAATTGCCTCAAGACTTCTACCTCCACTATAGGTGGTGTGGGGGTCACGGAAGACATAACAACCAACCACCTCATTCGCATCCATGATGAGAGTAATGAGCAATAGTCGCGATTCTACTAACTGTTTCAAGTTGCTCATGCTGGGAAAAGCAGAACAAGGGAAATTATCTCGGATAATACGGACATAGTGGGCAAATAACTCAAAGTTCCCTCCATTCACCAAATGACAGGAAATATTATTAGGAATCATGAAGTTTGGCTTATTCAAATACTTCGTTGGGAAACAATAGGCCATATAGGCTGTAAGGGGGACCATAAAGTTGACTGTGCCTTCCCTCTTAAATAGAAACACATCTCGTGAGTTCTTCATCCGACTGTTCCGGTAGTGGGAGTATATGACTCTTGGAGCCACTCCCTTCTTTCGCTGAGATTTGTGAACACATAGATAGTCCACATATGATACTGATAAAGGTTTATCGTAAAGTAGCATGTCTATGGGTCTGGAGGTCATGGCACCTATGAGACGGCGCGTAGTATCCAGGCCATTTACACCTTTGTCTGCTAGGATCTGTGAATCGAAAAGGAGGGATATCCATACAGGGGCCGCATGACCTTTAAGGTAGTCGAAAACCGCCTTGCGCGTAGGCGAGTATTGTTCACGCTTGTGAGGCATAAAATGCCCATTGATTAGGTGATAGAATAGTTCCTTTTTTTCGGCTGACAACTCTCCAAACTGGCAATGATTGACTGTTGTGTCGTAGAACTTGGTCATTGGTGGCTGTGCATGCTGGACAAGACCATAGGGGTATATCCATGCCCAGAGATTGTAGATATGGAATACTGGCTGTTGAGACCAGAAACGAAAACGGAATCTGATGTAGAGCCAGCACGATACTAAAAGAATCAAAAGCGTCAATCCAAGGTATACCAACATTGAACTGCAACAACATTATGGATGAATTCTTACAACGTAAATGTGATTTATATCTAATAGTAGACTATATGGGTCTGAATTTTGCTGACCAATATAGCATATTGCATTTCTCTGTGGGTTCAGTTGCATACTTCTGGAACATCCCCCTTTTAATTGCACTAATCGGTCATACTATATTCGAGCTTGGAGAGAATACGAAAACTGGTATAACATTCATAAACAAACATTTCATTCGCTCGGGGGTCTTCCGTTGGCCAGGGGGCAAAAATTATGCCGACTCCTATCTCAACATCTTTGGAGACACTGTCTTCTTCGTTATTGGATGGTGCGTTTCTGCTTTTCTAGATGTGATAGGGACCCAGAGACAATGGTATATAGCTAACCCGAAAACGTAAATATACATTTTTACTCCGGTTTATAGAGGATATATAAGTACTGGTACTCGTATTGGACTGGCAACAAGTCGATCTTTCCGAGCATTACAAAACCAATGTCCTTCGCAAGAGATAGAATGTCTCTTTGGCTCTCCATATAGAACGTATGTGTATGCTGCCTAATCTTTCCCGTGGCATCATCATTGAAAACTTCATCAAAGCTAGCCCTATTATCCGCCCAGTCCTTCGACCAAGAGAAGTTTGCCTTATATTGAAAATCTTTAAACTTTACCAGGGAGTTGGTTATCCTCTTTTTTGCGTATTTCTGGGGCGAGACCATTGTCAGCGGGTTAGCACTATTTATTATCGGGTCGAACATATCCCTATTCACCAGATGCAGAACTAGATACCCACCTGGAAGCAACCAGTCATAACAGTTTTGAAAAAACTGCTGCTTCTTTTCAATATAGTAAATTGTGAAGTAGAGGCACAATATATGCGAGAAAGTAGCGGCAGGAAACAACATGAAGTTAAGAGCGCTTCCAACCTTAAATGTTGCGTGCGGGTACTTCGCTGTGGATATATTGACCATGGCTGGTGATAGGTCCAAGCCGATCGCATTATACCCTTTCCCACGAAGGAGCCCCACGTGATGCCCAGTCCCCGAACCGACATCTAATATGAAACTTGCTTGTGTTGGCCTAGTCGTATTGATGATCTTCCCGATTTCATACTCATTCTTAACTTCATCATGGACAAGATCGTCATAAACTCTACTGTAGAATCCATCATATAAATTATCGTTTCTCATCGAAACAAACTTCTTCTCTTGAATGAAGCCCTCGCGAACAGCTCTGCATTTTCCTTTCGTTCCTGAGACAAGTAGCACTAGAATAAGGAGGACGAGAGCTTTCAACCATGGAGACGACTTGTTGAATCGTTTCACGACCTTATTAATACTCCTACTTATGGACTTCAACATCTATATGTAGTATGCGTACATTTTTTATGTTCATGCTATTTAATGGACCCAACAGCCATAAATGATAGGCGAACTCCGAATGAATTCTCTGGCATGACCTTCTCAAAATTTAAGAAGTCTGAGGCGAAAAAAGAGTTACTAAAGAGCCTCCTTTCCGGGAGAATCGAACCAGCTTGTTACTGGGCGGCTGAATTCATATGTGCGGGTCATCTGGCAAATCTCTGGGAGTGTATATTGTTGTGCTGCGGAAGAGATATTCATCTAGCAAATCCGGCCCTCCCGCTTTATCTCTCCATCCGTGCGGAGAAATTTAAAGAAGTAGTCGCAAACGGTTATACTGGCAATGAGTTGAAATTGCGGGATAGTCCAAAGATCAGAACACTTTTTGCCGAGATAATGGCCGTACTCTGCCAATCCAGAAAAAAACACAGTTTCACAACAGTCAAACTAGAAAATGGGTCTTTAGATAGCACCGGGATAGCGGGTCTATGTAAAGCAAAAGACATCTCTTATGGACAAGCTGTCTTCCAAAAGGAGGATCCTAAAGAATTCTTTATCGCCATTAATGAACTTGCGTTTCAGCTCTCCCAACATTCCCGGAATGGGACCAGAGCCTGCTATTGGATAGAATGGATATTGGAGTATGAGGCAGCATGTAAAAAAAAGCATAACATTCGTTTCGTTTGCGAGCGACGCCCCCACATTCCAGTACCATCAAAACAACAGAAGAATATCATCTGGATTGTATGGGACATCATACTATATGAATCCTCACAGAGAGGTCAGACCCACAGGAAGATTATAGATTCTCTGCTATCCCTCTACTGTCTGCGATTCACTCCAGGGGTGCGTCGCAAGAGACGGTTTCTACTGTATTTTGCGGTAGCGGTTGTTAGTGACCCATTCGATGTTAATCTCCCACTCTTTAATGACCAGACACCCATAGATAAGGCGCGCGACAATATCAACTTAATCTATGCACAGGTCAAGAAGAATGAAGTTAGTCCCAATATGTCATATTTATTTAATAGTGGTGTGGATGATGGGAGAAATCTGGAGAGAAGTATCGCAAAAATGGAGAAGATGTCCAGTATCGGCCCCTTTATACCAAGGAAGCTATGACGGTCACACTAAAGAACTTAAATATACCGGAATATGCTCACCATATAATGACATCCTATGTAGCAGCAGCAGAAGCTCAAACTGTCCCACAAGAGGACACCCCGGCGACATCAGCAGAAACGGAGGCACCACGTACTCAACAACATACGCCTGATAGAGGTTCGACCAATTGGCTTACAACGGCCCCAATCACAAGCGAAAATGTAGCCCTCAATGTGATTGTAGGATTCATTGGTGTCGCTCAGAAAAGAGGGGCATTTTCTTTAGAGGAGGCAGCCCGCCTCCATCAATGCGTTAAGATGTTCCAGAGGGGGAATCGATCCTCCTAGGCCAGAGCAAGTTACATAGACGCCCTTTCATCACATTTTCTATTCTGATGGAGTATATGGTCCAGTATACAACTGTGTAAACGCTCAATGGGCGAGCGTTGGATTGTGTCACCGATACAGGTGTAAGCCGATCAGCCAACTCTTTCGAAAATGAACATGATCCATTATCGGTTATCTTACCCAAATGTGTACCCCCTGGTAGCTCAATTCTTTTTTCCTTCTCTACCTTTATACTAGCACGTCCCTCCCTAGGATAAGAACAGTCGCCCGTATATACTTTTACCATATTCTTGCAAAGTCGGTAATAAAGCACTAGAGGACTTTTAGTAAAACGTTCCCTGAGACTTGCCAATATGCCCCGTGCCGCCTTATCCAACACAACATACCCTTCACGATTATTGTAATACCAAATATTTAGAAGGACCTCTGAGGGCAGCGCATTCATTATTATACAGGTACATATATAAATGGAGATGTGTCGTGTGTCCCTCTATCTTGCCTACGCAATGGCTATTTACTGTCTAGCTTCTGCCTACTACATCGTCCGGACCCGGAGCATTGGGACACCATTCAATGACTCACTAACTTCGAAGCAGATCGCGATTAAAGATAAGTCAGCTGCCTTGAGACGAAATATCTTCATGCAAGGGGTTGGGGGTGGTCTTCTTCTTATGATGGTAATGCGCCCTTTCGCTAACTGCACTTAAGAGTCTTGACAAATGTGGAATAGCGATAAAGCCTTCCTACCCTATAGTTTGAACTTTTTACCTAGATTATATTGAAAGCCGATCATCAGGGTTCCTATTAGAACCATAGTTATTCCAATCCAACCATAAATGTTGATCTTGGATCTTAAGAAAATCACACCTACAAGAGGAACTAAGAGCGCCGATAGAGCATCCCAATACACTTCGGCCTTCCCCATCGTCGTGTAGTTATAACTGTTAAGGAGAATGACTGTACAGATCCCATAAAGGAGCCAAGTTACTATCGGGAAGATAGGGACATCAAATGCTTTTGGGAGGAGGCCATCAGGTAGTACATCATTCACAGAAAGAACATCTTTCCCCGATTTGTGATACCGGTGATAAAGCTGGAGTATGTATTGACCAAGCGCCTCGGTCAGAGTAACCGCAACTATTAGTGCAATAAGGCGCAATGTGTCATTCATCTTTATTGCTTTGGTAAGAACTATTCCCACCACAGTGAAGACAATCATGGCTCCTACCATGATTGTTCTATTGTCATTTGAAATGGTCATGATATATATTTGGAGAGATTTTATCTATGCTTTCTTCGGGTGCGTCTCCCACCGTTTTGTCCCTTCATCGCATTCAACAGCAAGGTGATGCCAGCCTTCGCCTTAACGTCCATGGGAATCTGGGTTCCCCCACGTCGAGTCCGCCTTCCCGTATTCTTTTTTATAGCTTTCCTCAAGAACTTACCATAGCCCGGTACCTTTGGATGTTTCTTACCTTTTAAAGCTGCACTCATCCAAGAATTATCTGCCATCATATATTGTTCTGCACATTTTTGGTTGTGCGCTAAGTCCTCTTCATTGTAAGACCCATCCGTACCTCTTCTAACTCGCCTCCTTTTACATGTTCTTGCTTTCCCTCCTCGTTCTCTTCTTCGTCGTAGTGCCTTTTTTGTGGTTCGAGAATGTCTCTTCTTGCGATATCCTCCCCGTTTTTTCCGCATGTGGCGCGTTCCCCCACCCTGATTCGTAAATAGAGTTGTATCCGGGAGCAGATCGTCCAGTTGTGTGGGGTATTCGTTTTGAAAGGCCAAATGATAATAACCGTAGTTTCCACTCTGTGATCTGTTTTGATTCCACTCTACAATCCAATACCCACCATTAAGTCCTGCACCACTCATGGCCTCAATCAAATTCTCCCTGCCGCCCTCCTTTCCTGCCAGTGGTAAATCACTATCCTTAAACGCATTGATATTAGCGGCGTTATTAAGTATTAGCCAATTTTGAGGTGGTGGTGGAGATAAAGGTTCATTTCCCCCGCCTCTCTGTTTGAGAGATGCTTCCTGCTTCCTTCTTCTCCTTCGACGTCGTGCCTTTTTTTGGGTTCTACGTCGTTTCTTCTTCTTCCTCCTTGTCCTCCTCCTGCGTCCTCCAACCCTGCTTTTAGTTTCCCCTCCTGTCTTTTCACCCGATGGCAGCTCCATGAGCCTCTGGTAGAAACCTAGCCCCGCCACCTTATTCGCCAACTCATCACTTGCTAGGGTATGTAGTGCCATCCCTGGGGCGGGGGCGGGGGCGTTTCTGATCATGTCCTCCACTGCCTGATTTATCAGCCGATTGCTCTCCGCTGTGTATTCAGCTGACATCTCGCCCGTGACGGGCGCTCCATCTGCTACATAGGGCTGCTTCAGTCCCGAAAGGTCGGTCTTTATTCTTACCGCGGCGTCAAAGTAGGGCCGATATGTCCGTTCGTATCCCGATGCTTCCCTTTGTTTGTCCTTAGCAAAGACTTCAAATGCCAGCTGTGGTGACCTGGCGTCGGAGACTATTTTCGAGACCCTTTGAATGGTCGCCTGAGAGAGATGTAGTCCACCCGACTCTGGACCCAGAAGAATACATAAGGGAAATGACGGCACTCCAGAACCCTTGGGCCAATCACACAACTTTTGTGGGGAAGCGACGAGTTCCAAGAACATTCTAATTATACCCGCCATATACTGTTTGAGTACGACATCCCTCATCTGTTGGTATTCGAGTAACCCGTCCGGGTCAAGCCCATCACTGAGATCATCCAGACTTGTATGTAAAGGAACGCGGAATTTCCTATCCGGGCTGGCCCGTGAGCGTCGCGCAAGTCTTTTTGTCATGTTGTAAAGATTGCGTTTTGTAATCCCCTTTAAAGCAGGGTTTGGATTGGGCTGAGCCCCTGCTTTCTCGCCTTTCCAGATAGAATGGACGGCATTTTCAACCCTCTGGAGCTCGTCCCTCTCTCCCGCATGGGTCGCATCACGTAATCCCTTACAGATGCGTACTGTGATCCACTTGGCAATATCGGTAATCGAGAGATTTTGGGATGCGTGTGCTTCTTCGATGCTCGTAGGGTGTAGCGGATCAAATACCACTGCCTCCCCAGAGGTAGCTGGTATATTCCGTGCCCTTGCCCCGTGGCTCATCCACCCCTGATCCCCACTTCTCCAGAGGTCCACTCTACCACAGTTCTCAACCTTGTTGCTGCATGACTGTATCTTGATGTTGTGAGTGTTTGTTGTCCCGATGGTGACAGGACTTGACAAGGCAATTACTACAGTATCCCAGTCTCCTGCATCACTAGCCGGTCCATGCCAGTATGGGCCTCTTGTCTCGTCCTGGTCCATTAAGGTATGTGATGCAGCCAAGCTATTGCTAGATTGATAACTTATCGAAGATATATCCGCGCAAGGCACGAACCCTTGGGAGGCTCCGCCTCCTCTCCCGGAGTTAGAGACTTTTGCAATAATGAACCCACCACCCTCGGTACCATCCGGCCCTTCTTTGTGTCCATCATGCGCAGTAATCGAATATCTTCCCCACCCGCTCGTGAACATGCCTCCCCCGCCAAGGTTGGCCCGGACGACGATTTCGTTTGTGTCTATTACTTTAGGACCTTGCCTCTTCCCTCCACCGAAGGGCATCTCCTTATAGAGATCCGGATGTGGGCGTTGACTTGTCCACTGGCCTAGGGGCGTTTGTGGGTCTATTACTGTTCTACCTAATGGGGAAGCTCCTTTGGTTGCTCCTTTTTGTCCCGATCCTAACATTCTTATAGTAAGATGAGATTAATTATCTTATTATATGATCATCCGGTTACATTCGTTAAAACGCATTTTTGCAGCGGTGGCGAATACATCCCCTGTGCCACCAACAACCCTGTCGTACCTCCTACGAATATCAATGTGAGAATCCAACCAGCCACTGTTCTCATAAATATCTTACAATTGATGCCTCCACATCTTCGACAGTCCTCAAGCGCTCCCACGCCAACAGTAGCTCCAATTTGACAATGGGTAGTAGATAGAGGGATCTTAAGCCGACTTCCTGTGATTACGACCAAAGCTGATGTAAGCTCAATAGCTACGCCTCTTGCCGGGCTAATCTTACACAGCTTGTCTCCCATAGCATACATGATCCTGTACCCATAGGTCAATAAACCTACTGTGATTCCGACTCCTCCGATGGACAGGATCCAATAGGCATTCTCCTCCATAACAGAGTTTTTCTGGACATCACCTACCTGCCATATTGTATAAATAGCTGCGAAAGGTCCAATGGCATTCGCAACATCATTTGCCCCATGGCTAAAAGAAGCGCACATCGCCGTGAATATTTGGAGATACTTGAATACCTCTTCTGTGCGTGGATCAAATTTCTCGGCCTCGCTATGCAAACGAACAATCCTATTGAGCTCCCTATCGTCCCTTATATTCAAAGATTCCCGTTTGGCTTCGATGTTTGCCTCAACACTCGGCATCTCGACCTCCGGTGGATGACCCTCCAACCTCCTGACAACATATCTCTTTATCCGGGGAACAAATGGCACGACAATGATGGCCACAACTGTCCCTCCTCCGAATGCCGCACCAAGCGCAATACCAATGGGAATCTTGTCCAGACCCAACCCCTTAGCGCCCTTATAGATGACGAAGAAGATGTTCAATGTTATCGTGAGCCCAATGATGGTAGGGTAGGCAATATTGAGACCGGCAGCTTCAAAATTTCGTCGGAGGATCCATCTCCTCAGGGTTCCATAGAGTGTACCAGCAATTAGGGCTGAAAATAGCGGTGACACTACCCAGGAAAGCGCTATCCCGCCTACACCGCCCACGTAGGGAAATGTATCGAGGGGTTCATACCATATAATACAGTCGTATCCACCCAAGGCCCATGCCATCCCTATCATCCCTCCTACACAGGAGTGAGTTGTCGAAACGGGCATTTCCGCATAACTTGCTAAGAAGAGCCAGGCTCCTACCGATAGCACTACCCACATACACCCATACATCAACGCCTCGGGATTATCCTCAAAACACTTATGGTCCGCGATGCCTTTGCGGATGGTCTCCGAGACACGGGAACCCATGAGGATAGCCCCAGATGTCTCGAATATCGCAGCGAGAAACACGGCTTGTTTCATAGTAAGGGCCTTTGATCCCACCGAAGTGGCGAAGGAGTTGGCCGCATCGTTGGCACCGATGCCCATGGCCGCGAAGAATGCAAAAAGACCCCCCACTATAACTATCCACTCGTACATTACTATGGTCAGCAATCTCGGGCAATGTTAAAGTCCATTTGTCATTATTTATGGACATTAACTACTTTTAGCGTCGTCTTCTGCTTCCGCGTTTCTTTCTGCGCTGTCTCTTTGTTCTGCGTTTAGCTGGTCTACGCCGAGCTTTGCGGCGCCCCCCCCGGGAAGATATTTTTCTTGTCTGCTTCTTTGTTGCTCTGCGGCCCTTCCGTAGTGTCCGCCGCGCCGCCGCCTGGTGCGCCCGGATTCCCCTTTTTAGGAGGGATCGCTTGGTGATAATTTGGCCGCTGGCAATCCCAGTTACATATCCCAACTCATCTGACTTCTTCATGGCCTCTGCATCGGCCGGGCTAATATATGTCTCATTATCTTTTAGGTACCGAAGGAACGGCGGATTACCGCTTTTTCCATGCGGGGACTGAGACAGCGGTGGTAGTTCTTTTGTTTCTGTAAGAGGCGTACTCGAGGTAGCAGTTGGTGATGCTGTATCCGCTTGTTCTTTTTTACCGCAGCCCATTGTGTTTCCCATAGTATAAAGTTTACTGAGATTTTAATCAGTAAGCCTTAATATTAACGACGACGTCCACCACGGCGAGTTCTGCGTCTCTTTCCGCCTCTGCGCCTTCTGTAGCGTCTTGTTCCACCTCTGCGACGAGTTCGCCTGCGACCTCCACCCTGCTCTACTTGTTCTGCGCTGCCACCAAGATGTTTGGTGGACCGCTGTAGGGCTTGATGAAGCCTATGAGGTCTAATCGAAGCACCTCCACGACGACGACGACGTCTACCTCCTCGTTTTCTCGTTCTTCTACCAAATAACGCACACATTTATAAAGTACCACAATATTTTAATCAAAAAGTAATAGGCTGCTCATACTTAATGTTGACAGCTACAGAGCTATCTCTCTTGGTCTCCCCAACTGCCGGTGCGCTAGTCAGTTCCAATGACCGAAATACTCCACTCTGAACCCTCTTCAAGCGTATGATCTTCTCTATGGCGTCCCGCTGTTCAGCCTTCAGTCGCGTACTCTCACTCTTGACGCACCCTCGTAATACCTTAAGCATCAGCCTACTAATGGTATTATTCACGATCTGAAATATCTTGATGATACCACCCGTCACACCGATGATCTCCAGCCAACTCTCTTTCCCAGCCGTCTTATACAACCAATAGTCTGATAGAGCTGCTGTCAATAAAGCATTCGTCACAATCAAGACCCATATCAAAATGGCCTGAAACTTGTTCTTTATCTTGGGATCAACATCATAATTTGGTAACCTCTTCTCATCAATGAATAGGTCCTCGTAGTAGAGAGGCTTGGAGGCGGTATAGAACACCATCCAGGGGAAATTCCAAAAAATGATGAAGAACCCGGCAAATACCACTATCGGCAAGTAGGTGAAGTTACGCAGCTCTTCATAGCCCGTTAGAGCAAACACACCAGTCAGGGGCAAGAAGTATCGCTTTATCGGAATCTTTTTACAGCATTTCTTAGTGCACACACAATTGTCAAGACAACACATATAAATTTCACACCATAAAACCATCTAAACCATTATCAGTAAGTCTCCGGCTATTTTAATATTACCATTCTGTATAGATGGATACCGACCACACTCTAACCAGCTCCCCATTTTCAGATCCAATTCCAGACCCACTCCTCACTCCAAGTGTCACCCCAGGAGCTACCCCTGGCAGCCCCGCTACCCCTGAAGCAGGCTGGTCCGCTGGCACAATAACAACAATTGTCCTTATTCTTGTCGTCCTTGCGCTACTTGGTCTTAATATCTTCACTTATTTAGCGAAAGGAACTGATCTCCTCAGCATGTTTCTAGGGGATACTACCGCTAGGGTTCCTGGTGCCCTGGGAGATACCTTGAAGATGAGCGCTCGGGGAACAACGCTTGGATTGGATGTTACGGGTAGTGCGATTCAGGATGCCGGCAATATCATTGGAGAAGAGTTAAATATTCATAACCGACTTGGTGAATCCAGAAATCGAGCATTCAAGGATGCTGTTGATCGACGCCAAACGGACAGTCTAGACAGGTATCGTAGTTATGAGCCAGATAAGGAGGACAATGGTATACAGCGACCGCATAAGCCAGGATGGTGTTACATAGGCACAGATCGTGGTTATAGATCCTGTATCAAGGTTCGCGATAGTGATAAATGTATGTCGGGGGAAATATTTCCAACTAAGGACGTTTGCATAAACCCGGCTCTCCGTAAATAGATGCTTTTTAATGTTAACAATCACATTAAAAAGGTTAGTTATAAGGCGGACTAGATGTAGCGTCCGTTGGCCATGGTTCATGACTGGCGGGCTCAGGAGGTGCTGCGTCCTGCTCGAAGAACCATTGAAGTGAGAAGTATGGCGGGAAGATGTCCATGCTCTTGTTCATCGTCATATCAGGTCCATCTCGTACGATCTGCATGATCTCCGTTCCCGTCAAACAACTGTCGTGATACCATAAGTCAGATAAGAAACCTGAGAAACCACCATTAAGGTTGACGAAGACATCACCATAATTCTGCTTAGGAACAGCCTTGAAGATATGTCGCACGGCAATGCTTCCATTAATGTAGACGTCCATCACCTTACCACAAACACGTATGGCGACATTGATCCATTTGTTAAGTGGGATGTCACTGACCTCAACTTCTTCCATAATGTTCTCAAAGGTATTCATGACAACGATGAGACCATTTCTTTCACCCGAGATGTATAGGCCTGGAGCATTGTTTGGATAAGCAGTTTGTTTATCATTAAATGCGTCGGTTCCCTTGTGAAAGATGTGTTTACGCTGACCTTGTTTATAGGCGAGGTCATCAACAAATACCCACACAGTCCAGGTCAGGGCTATCCCAGCAGGGTCATTTCGGGATCGAAGTATTGGGACTGACCCCTTCGTTGCGGGGTTTTGTGCTACTACCTTGACCTTCCTGGCATCCTTCATACCTGATACAACCTTCGGATTTTGCGAGGGTGTGAAAATCATCTGCAGTATTGTAGATCCGATCCGCAAGAGGATGACGAACACAATGGCGACGAGAACTAGAAATGCAAGACGAGCCCCCAAGCTGTTACCTGTGATCCAAGTCTCCGTGGTTCCTAAAGCGCGATCCGTAGAGGCACGAGCCTTCTGCATAACTGTCTTTGCTTGCTGAAGTTGATCTGATGCACTTGACATGTCTATATATTATAAGGAATATTTTAGATTTCGAAACTGTTAACTTCCCTGTTATCCTCCATAAACGCCACCTTGATTCTGTATTTATTGAAGAGACTGCTCAACCAGTCTTCACCACCGTAGCCTTCACGGTAAATAGCGTAAGCTTCGCGAGGATTCACTGCTCGATCGTAATAGAGGAACCCTGCTGTATATCCCCCGAAGCCACCGCCCGGAGTTAGATGCATGACAGTGCCAGGTGCCCCCTTTGGGACGCCGGGTAGGATACAGGTGCGTACAAGCTTTCCGTCAAGGTAGAGGTCAAGGGCTCTATTGTTAAGTGTTACGATTATGTTGGTCCATGTCTGGATAGGGACATTTTCTAAAGTACAAGTGGATGTTTGGGCGGATCCCCCTGAGCCATAGGTTGCTAAAGAAACATTTACATTATTCAGGGTCTTGTCAAAACTCACCGTGGGGGTTCCTGGGGTCGCTCCACTTCCACCGCGAGAATATATTACCTTAGTCTCGCCGAGACGAGTATTCCAGTTGCTAACATACACCCAGATGGAATAGGTAAAATCCGCACTCGCTCCTGCTGGTAAACTGCTTGCACCAATGGTAAGCTCCGTGGATGCATCACGGATACTCGACAGAGTAGAACGCGATGAGTCACCGAAGTAGTAATGGTACAGCAAATAAAGGATGATAACGATCACAACACCGACTATAATCTGGTGGGCTTTCATTTGTATATTATACGGCGAGAAATTTATCTAAACAACGGGAGGATTCCGTAATCGCAGGCTTGTATAATAGACATCGATTTGTGGCTTCGTCAAGGGTCGAGAAAAATGTGCCACATTACATACACCACCGCTTAACCCATCGTCCGCACCAGCCGTTACCTTATCGTGTGTCATATAGGGGATAACCCCCGACTTTGAAGCAACAAGCTTGCCATTAATGAATATATCTAAAGTCCCACTTGTGTAATTTACTAGAATATTGGTCCAATATTGCTTCTGAAAGTCTTGTGTTTCATAAACTACCTTCGGTGTGCCCATGGCCGTTTGCACTGTGAATTGAAGTGTGCCCGTGCTGGTATCATAGAGAATATTTGGACGACCTGAGAAATCGACCAGCGAGGTGGGTTTATTATATGCTATTCCTGCAGACGGAGGCTGGTCATGGAGGAAAATCCAACAAGAAACAGCATAGTTGTAGTTATATTCGCCTGCGTATGAGTCCATTTTATAGCCTCCTAGATCTGTCTGGACATCAGTGTAAATCGGATCACTCAATAGAATCTGTGTATTAAATTCATAACTTTGTTCCTTCCCTTGCGTCGCAAGGCTTGTATGTTCGGCTCTTAAGGTCGCTATGGATTCATTTAGCGAAGCGAGACGACCACCATTTGTCTCGACATATGTCGTTGCTACTTCTAATGATACTGCCTTCCCAAAAAGCGCCTGCTTGAAACTTTTCTTGTCACTTGGTGTAGCCTTTTCATACCCCGCCGCGACTAGATAGGCCACCAGTGCTTCCTTATTGACATCCAAATACAGTTTATCATCGAGGACCTTTTTCCACTTAATTGCCAATCCAGCCTCTATATGCGATGCCTGATTCATCGCCTTGACGAGCGCAGCGTCAACACCCTGTTGTCGCATGGTAGCATCTGGGGGTGGTGTCGAACCCCCTAGCCCCTTTGTATATATGAGCCGCATAAGTTTAGGGAGCAGGAAGTAGCATGCTATAATGGCTGCCTCTATAGCTAGTATAATGTAGACTGGTAAGGGCGTATCCTTTACTTGTGTATAAATGAACTCTGCCAAATAGACTATGAAGCACGGTAGTAACATGATGATATGGTAAGCAGCCTTCAGTATGGGGAAACGTGCCGCTAACCCGGCTATAAAGTCACGAGTAAGAAGATATAGTCCCGTGAGGACGATTAGGCTAGCTATCAACTCCATTATGATACCCATCCCAACCGAGAAACCCGGGACATTGCCAATTAGATAAATGAGCCCAATGAAGATCCCTAAAATGAGAGCCACGCCTATCAGCACCTTGAGAAGTATCCCCATCCCAGATCCCAGAGAATGAGCCTTTTCACGAAATCCCGACGCCGCACCGAATTCTCTCCACACCTTCTGTACACTCGTTTTCTCAAGAAGAACAAAGAGCCCAACAGAGAGGATTGCACCAACTATCATCCAGATTACATTAAATGTCGTCGAGAACGCTGTGAAACCAGCAGCATCCGCATTTTTTGTAAAATATACCGAAAGCGTTATGTAGATGATAAGAACCAAGGTAAGAAGGAGGGAGATGATATTTGCCCACAAGAAAGTTCGATACTTGTAGACTAGGAAAAGCCCACCGAGGCTGAGTGGAACATATATAAGTGCTGTTATTAGTGCAGTCGTGGTATCCATACTACATTAATTCCATATTAAATTATTGAAGTTTCGCCAACTGGGTCTTCTTACCGTGACATTCCCGGCAAAGGGCGATCAGATTATTGACGTGGTTGGTGCCTCCGTAACGTAGGTCTACTTTATGGTCCACTTCAAATGTTGAGGCTAATTGTTCTTGACAGTGGCCACATTTCCATGATTGTTGTGCTGCTACATATTTCTTCTTTGTCTCACTGACACATCTTTTCGAGCCCGGTAGGCCACCAGAACTCAACATGCGTCTCATTTGCGGAGTCTGTTCCTGATAGGGCACATGGTTTGGATTAGTATAAAGAGCATCGATATCAGTCTTTGCTCGTGTGAAGTCAAATATTGGACTTAGCATATCCGAGGTATTCTTATCAATAGGCATGTATTTGATGAAAGAATTAGCGTGAGCGAGCAATCCACGTGAATCCGCCGGGCTTTTCTTCATGACAAGATAGAGCGAGAAGCCGACGAAAGCATACATTGCCATCTGCACATATTTTTTGTTGACGGCAAACATTTGCGTGTATTTTCCGTCATGATAAGCATTGTAAACGAGGAACCCCGATACACCCAAGACAACAAGTTCTAGTTTCATTATATATAGAGTCAGAAAAACCTATCTTGAAACCCTGCGGCGGCGAGTCGTCCTTTGCCCACCTCGATATGTTCGGCGCGTGCGAGATCTGCTAATGGGTTTGGAAGACCTTGAACAGCGGTGGGAATGGGCATAGAGATCCTTAATGGTCATCGTTGAAAATGTCCGGCGACGAGGGTAATCCATTAGAGTATGACATCAAAAAAATATCATCAACGGCCATATATGTATGCGACACCAAATATCCCTGCTAGAATAACTCCAAATTGGACATATTTGAGACGCTGCTTGTGCTTCTCTCGATCTACAACCTCCCTTGGCTTGTACTGGTTGTAGTATTCTTCTAAACTATCCATGAAACCATGAGTTGTCATTTCCTGACTCTCGTACAGCTTATTGCATACGAAGTGTACCCACTTCATAAAGGATAATCGCGACCCCAAGTAGGGTGTGATAGGATATTGATCAAGCATAGGGAGGAAATCAGATCCAAGGGGACTGTGTGGTATAAACACCGCAATGTTTTGGATCAAGTCATAGTATTTCCTCTTTGATACATCGTTGGGATGAGACGGGTATGATATTGCAACTGTCATAAGTGTGAACCTGAAATGTGGTAACCAAATCTTCGGGTCTAGACCCATCTAATAGCAACCGATATAAAAACAGGAGTCTAGTGACATATAACAGATGATGAAGAACTACCACTTTTGTAACAATTGCGGGAAGCAAGGTCATATATTCGGCCAGTGTAAAAGACCCATCACAAGTATAGGTATTGTGGCTTGTAGCAAAAAAAGAGACGACTTCTTGTATCTCATGATATGCAGGAAAGATACATTGGGCTATGTAGATTTCCTACGGGGAAAATATCCGCTCTACAACAAGTCCTACATTCAGGATCTTATAAATGAAATGACCATCGAAGAAAAGGAGCGTCTACTCTCGAATGACTTTGCTGACCTATGGAGTGGTCTGTGGGGAAATTTCGTTGGACTCCAATACCGAGGAGAGGAGAAAGCCTCACTTGAGAAATTTAAACAGATGAAACGGGGTATCCAGATGTATTCAGAAGATGATTACAGTTTGGCGACGCTCATTCAGGATAGTACTACCGCATGGGAAACACCAGAGTGGGGGTTCCCGAAAGGAAGACGTAATTATCAGGAAAACGACACCAGTTGCGCCCAACGTGAGTGGGGTGAGGAGACTGGTTATTCGCCCCAAAAGTTGTCTCTGGTCAAGAATGTTGTCCCCTTTGAGGAGGTATTCATGGGCTCAAACTATAAAGTCTACAAACACAGATATTATTTGGGGATTATGGAGACAATAGGTCCATCAGAAAATGGCTTCCAGGAGAGTGAGGTGAGTGATATGCGCTGGATGTCGCTCGATGAGTGCCGCAATACAATCCGTCCGTATAATTTAGAGAAGATTACCCTTGTTGAAAATATCGATCGAACCCTACATCGGTATAGATTAATCTCATAGTATAATAGTAATGGCTCATCCAACAGAGAAGAATACTGGCCCCTGGAAGAAGAAGATGCTTTTTAGAGCAGCCGATGGGAGCATTATGACTGGTACAAGGCCATGGGATAATACTGTTGTCAAACTTCGCATTGGTATTCGGAATAGCGATGGAAAAGTTGCTCGGGTGGCACCGAATAACTGGACTCCTGGAGCTAACACTCGTTTTGAACAGCTTCACGGGGCTGCCAAGGTGTCTTCAGGAACAAAACGTGTGGCCAAGAAACTCACGGTAAAGAGGAAAAAGCCTCGAAAAGTAACCGTTGCCGTTTCATGTGACACCCTTAAGACCCAGTACGCAGCTGGCAAGATCAAGGCCGATATTCGGGATCCTACTTTTCAGCGACTACAACGTTGTATCAGCGGTGAAAGTAGAGAAGCATTCGCCCAACAGTCCGCAGATAAATATCCTTACCTCTACCCAGATCAAGAGGATCCGGCATTCAATGTAAAGATAGCTAAGAAGAAAGAGTTCTATGATACACGATATGAAGTTCGACCAGCTTCTGACTTCACGGCGTCGAAAGTGGAAGAGATAACAAATCAACTGTGTGGCGATCCGGAGTTCGAGTTAGATCCCCATCAAATGTTTGTGAGAAACTTCATGTCCTTCCAAACACCTTATAATGGGCTTCTGTTGTACCATGGATTAGGCACAGGAAAGACTTGTTCTGCCATCTCTGTTTGTGAAGAAATGCGGACATATCTCAAGCAATTAGGCGCTACTAAAAAGATTATTATAGTTGCTTCGCCAGTCGTCCAGGAGAACTTTAAGATCCAGCTTTTCGATGAACGTAAACTAAAGGATGTTAATGGATTATGGAATATGAAGGCATGTACTGGAAACAAATTTATTCAAGAAGTGAATCCTATGAACATGAAGGGGCTTTCTCGAGGTAGAGTTATTCAGCAGATTAAAAAGATCATTTCACAGTCCTATCAATTCGTGGGTTATCTCGAGTTTTCGAACATCATAAAAAAGGTGATGAATATGTTCGTGACTAAGAGTGATAAAGATCCAAGCCGTATACGCGATAAGCAGACACGGGCACTTCGAAAGGAATTTTCAAACAGAATGATTGTAATTGACGAGGTGCATAACATTCGAGTCAGTTCGGAAGGGGCTGTGAAGGCAAGCTCGGAGTATCTTCTCGAAATGGTGGCTTGTGTTAATAATCTAAAGCTCCTTATTCTCTCCGCAACACCTTTATTCGACTCCTATCAAGAAGCAATTTGGCTTGTGAATCTTCTCAATCTTAATGATAAAAGATATCCAGTGAAGGAGGCTGAGATATTTGACCCACAGGGTAACTTCAAGATTGACAAGGATGGAAATGAAATCGGAAAGGAACTACTTGCTCAAAAGATGACTGGCTATGTTTCCTATGTGCGTGGAGAGAATCCTTTCACTTTCCCTTACCGAGTATGGCCACAGGAGGCTAGGAATCCCGACTCGATGAAGACACTTCTTAGGGACAATGTATGGACCTATCCTTCTCATCAAGCCAATGGCGTCGCGATCGTAAAGCCAATTGAACTCTTGGATCTTCTGATTACTAATGTTGGAAGTTACCAATTACAAGCCTACGCATATATACTTGAAAGTCTCAAGAAGAAAAATCCTAGGTTCGAAGCAGGGACAGGTGGTATGTCATATACAGTATTAGAGGCTCCTCTCCAGATACTGAACATTTCGTACCCTAGTACCAGAATCGGTGGCGATGTAGATGAAGATGTTGCCGCTGGTCTGGTAGGTGGTAATGGACTGGAGAGAATCATGACTCATAAAGATCGCGTTCGGGCCGAATTCAAGTACCGAGATGAAACCCTTCAGGAATTCGGGAGGATATTTTCCCCAGAGGAGATTGGTAAGTATAGTGGGAAAATAGACTATATAATCTCGCGTATAAGGCGATCAAAGGGGATTGTGATTGTCTACTCTCAATATATTGATGCTGGGGTTATTCCAATGGCGCTTTCATTGGAGGAGCTAGGTTTCAAACGTTATGGGCATGCTTCTCGTTCCCTATTTGCCACCCCTCCTTCGGGTGTCCAACCCATAGATGCTCTTACCATGAAGCCGAAAACAAAGGGACAACCCTTCACTCAGGCTACTTATATAATGATAACTGGGGATAAGGCATTGACTGGTAATATAAAGGACGAGTTGAAGGCAGCAACAGATGCCCACAATATAAACGGTGAGGTTGTGAAGGTCATTATCATATCTAGGGCAGGATCAGAGGGGTTGGATTTTAAGAATGTTCGCCAGATGCATATCATGGATCCCTGGTATAATCTCAATAGAGAAGAACAGATCATAGGTCGTGCTGTTCGGAACTTTAGTCATTGTGATTTGCCTTATCGAGAGCGCAATGTTGAGATATTTTTATATGGCTCAAGACTTCAAACTGATACAGAGGCAATTGATTTGTACCTTTATCGCTTGGCAGAAAGGAAGGCAAGGAAGGTGGCTATCGTAACCCGTGCTCTGAAAGAGATAGCCGTGGATTGTTTATTGAACCGCCGAGGTCTCGACTTTTCCAGTGATTTGTTGAATTCGGTCGTCGATCAAGAACTATCGAGTGGAGTCGTTATCAAATACAGGCTTGGGGATAAAGACAATAGTGCCCTTTGTGACTTTACTACATGTCAGTATACATGTAAGCCTACCAATGACGAACCCGAGGAAATTGGAACTGACACATATGATGAGACCTTCATTGTCATGAATATGGACAAAATCCTCCAACGTATACGGTTACTATTCAAGGAGCGGTATATCTATAACAAGCCTGACCTAATCGCCGGCATCACAGTCTTTAAACACTACCCCCATGATCAGATCTATAGTGCACTCACCTACCTAATCAGCGAAAAGAATGAGTACATAACAGATATGCTTGGCAGGATGGGTAGACTTGTGAATATTGGGGAGTACTATATGTTCCAACCGGTCGAAATAGAAGATGACCATATCAGTAGGTATGACCGCGTACATCCCGTTGATTACAAACGCAAGTCTCTAGTGTTTAAAGTCCCAACAGCCATAAAACCTCATACTGAGACATCAGGGACGAAGGAAGGGAAAGTGAGTCTCGCGGGAGTAACAACAGCATCCATCTTCAGAAAGCTCGCAGTAGCGTACTCCCGGTTGAGCACTCCGGGGGCCATAGCTAGCGAGGATAAGGAAGAATGGACAATGGCTGCTGCCTGGGCAATCCGGAGCTTGACGACGCATGATAATATGGACGGTCAAGAGCTTATGACATTGGCTATGCACCATGTAATCGATGTCCTCCCTTATGCTGAAAAATTGGCTCTTCTCAAATCGTCAGAGTCGGTTCCGACAGATATAGCACCATATGTTCGGTCCTTCTTCGCAGCATTCGGTATAGAGTCAGATGGGCATCGTGGGGTAATTATTGCTGATTTCGATAGAGAGAAAGGGCTTCCCCCCTTTCAGCTTATTGAGAATCAAGGAGGGAAGTGGAACCCTGTTCAAGTCATTCTTGCTGGAGAATGGGGCGAGGCTCTTCAAAAGAAGTTGATTGTCGATGTTGATCTTATTAATACTCTCATAGGATTCATGACCTTATTCAGAGGGTTCGATATTGTTTACAAGACCAAGGACATTCGTCTTAGTGATAAGGGACGCACGAATAAGGGCCAAAGGTGCGACCGTGGAGAGAGGAAAAAAGGTCTTATAGCGCGGATTAATATGCTCCTTGGTGGGGGGACAAAGTATACTCTTTTTCGAAGCACTATCAGCAAAATATATGGGAAGGATGCTACAATTTCTCCACAGACTGTTGGGGGAAAGGGAAATGTGACTGCTGTTCCCATTAATGCCCTCCAACTGTGTGCTGAAACCGAGCTCATATTTCGTTATTATGATAGCAAACGGAAGGATGGAAAACGATGGTTCTTTTCCACCGTTGAAGCAGTCCTCAATAACATTGAGAAACTCGGTCGTAAAAATTGAGAGAAAAAGGGTTTAAGAATAATGTCGGCATTATATAAGCATGTCTGAAGTAACACCTGTATCAAGGCCCCGGCCTAAGTTGAAGGATAACCGGAAACGTGGCGTAGGGATATTTATGAGGAATGTAATAACGAAGAAAGTCCACCTTCCATTCAGTGTTCTCGGTAGTAACATAAAAGAGAATATACAACTTAGCCTCGTCAGGCGCCTGGAGGGATACTGTATCCAGGAGGGCTACATAAAGCCCAATTCTATTCGTATAATCAGCTACTCTGCAGGAACCTTCATGGGTGCTGATGTTACATTCGAGGTTATGTTTGAGTGCCTTGTCTGCAGGCCGGTCGAAGGTATGCGCTTCAGAGCTATAGTAAAAAACATTACTAAAGCAGGTGTGCGTGCGGAAACCAACACCGAACCTTCACCTGTTGTCGTATTTATAGCACGGGATCATCATTATAAGAGCAAGGGCTTCTCCTCTCTCAAGGAGGGAGATGAGATCAATGTACGTGTTATTGGAATCCGCTACGAACTTAATGACAGATACATCTCCATCATTGGTGAACACGTCCCCACTAAGACAGGTGCTCGTCGGATTCCAAGAAAACCAAAAATATCGATATCGGCGAAGTCTTTTGGCAAAAAATCAACTTAATGGTGCTTAGCTAAATCAGCCCATATGGAACGCATCGAAAATCTACGCCGTCTTAGAGACAGTATCGAAAATATGGATCAAATTCATCAGGTCAATATTTTGGCAATTCTCAAGGAGCATAATGTCGATCATACAGAAAATATCAACGGAATATTTGTTAACATGACATTACTGGCACCAATCGTTGTTAACCAGATGATAGAGTACTTGGGCTACGTGAAACTTCAGCAGACACAACTAGCCCAAGGAGAGAGCCTCAAACAGAAATACAGAAATGAGTTTTATAAAGATACTAAAGAATCATCCTCATGTAGGACTAATAGCTATGTCTAATCCTGTATTACACACAAAAGGAATACAAGATTATCTCCTTACTCGGGAAAATATCTCTAGACTCATTACTGCCGCTCAGCCTCCCGAGTTTGTAACAAACATTAGGAAAGAAGTTCCACCTGCCCAACCACAGCACCAACCTGCCCAACCACAGCACCAACCTGCCCAAAAGATTCATTTTCTACAGTTTCCACCCTCTTATACCGATGGGCTTTTTTGGTGTTTCTATGTTCTCCACAAGGGAATGACTGCATATGAGGTGATAGGTAACTCAAAATTCGAATTAGAGACAGGTGTCAAATTTGAAATTATGGAAGATATCGGACGGCGCAAGAAAGAGATAAAGGGTAATAAGACTATCGATAGTCGAAAAATAATCGATCAACTAATGACCAATAGAAGTCTCTCCACACTATCATTTCTAGGAATATGTAGCCTATATGGATACAACTGTATGGTAGTGAACGGGAGACGTTTTTTTGAAGTCATGCCGACCATAGGGGCGAACACAAGTCTAGTTGTAGAAAGGGATGGTTGTTTTGATTTTTTTATCGGCGACCCCATCGAACAAGAGCGACGACTCGAGAAGTATCGTACCTCTTTTTGGAAGGTCGAACCTCATAAGGCTCAACTGAGGGCCCTAAGTGGCTATAAACTTCAGGACCTCAGGGATATAGCAGAAAGGCTCGAATTACCTCTGCTGGATGCAGGAACAGGTAAGATGCTTCGAAAGAAGGACCTCTACAAGAGTATAAAAGAGACAATGTAAACCCTTGGTAAATTGAACCCGTATAAAAATATCTGCCTTAGATATATACATATCATGTCTCAGACAGCTATGGTCAGTACAAAGGATAAGTCTGCTTCTATTACAGGTGACTTATCAAGCTACGCACAAATATACTTAGCATCCGCAAAAATTGGTGATGAGCTGGAAGTTCGATTTGGCACTGACAAACGCAACCCTATAACGAAGATTGACTTTGATAACGTCATAGCAAAACTGAAATCTCTGGGATTTACGAGTATGGGTAGCGAGACCTATCGTCTAGCAATTCAAAATGAGTTTCTTGATCAGAGAACGGGGAGGACAACGATCTCTTCGGTCCGCGCCGAGATTAACGGTCTCGCATCCATTCAGAAATATTGTCGCTCCAATAAAATCCAACCTCTCATCGAGAATAATGACGTCTCTTTTGTCCAGAAAGTCTCTAAGCAAACACCCAATGGTCGCTTGACACCTGTAGATTTCAATGACTTTCAGTTCCGTCTGAATTATAAGGAAGAGAAACCTCTTAGGTCCAGTTTTGGTCTAGTTAAAGGTATTGTGTCTACTTGGGAGGACTCCAGGAAAATATTTCGTCTAATAAAGAGATTCTCCTTTCTCCATACGTCCTTTCCTCTGAAAGTGGACTGCAGTATTGTCAGGTCTTCCACACGGCGCGGTAAGCGACTTGAACCAGCTCATCGTATTGAAACATCGGGTGTGCTTACAAACACAGAAACTTATGAGATCGAAATAGAGGTAGTTAACCGGGCATATAACTATGATGCACCCACACTTGTCCAATACATTCGAACTGCCATCAAGTACGTCCTGTCTGGACTGCAAGGGACAAACTTTCCTTGTTCATATATCGAGCAAAGTGACGCTCTTGTTAGTTATATGAAGGTTCTTTACGGTAAGAAGATCCCCGAAAGACGTGTCAACCCACGAGATTTCGTTGGCCCATCCTCAGTATCCCTCGGGCTCGCCAATATTTCCCCTCTGGATCCCGATAGTCAACTACCGAATGTTCGTATGCCTTATACCGTCACTGACAAGGCAGATGGAATCCGAAAACTCCTCTTCATCTCCCCGAAAGGTAAAGTATATCTGATTGATATCAATATGAGAGTCCAGTTCACCGGGGTCCTCTGTGCTACCAAAAGCCTTTACAACACAATTATTGACGGCGAACATGTCCTCAGGGATAAAAATGGACAGTTCATTAACCAATATTTGGCCTTCGATTTGTATTACATTGGAGGGAAGGACGTACGAGGACTTCCCTTTGCGGATACGGGTTGGGACTGGAAAGAAGAGGGGAAAACAATGGAGTTCCGTATCGAGCTCTTGAACCAACTGTCTCGTGAAGTAAGCTGGCGCCCAACGGTTCCGACAGCAAAGATCATACCAATGAAGATTAACGTTAAAACCTTCTACATCTCTCATGGCTCTAACATCTTCAATAATTGTGCCGCGATACTTAAGCGCCAATCCGACGGTCTGTTTGACTATGAAATAGATGGACTGATCTTCACCCCTTCTAACAAAGGGGTGGCCAGCGACGGGATTGGAGAAAACCCCCATCCAAAGAAGCAGACATGGAAATGGTCAATGAAATGGAAACCTCCCGAATTCAACAGCATTGATTTCCTCATCACAACGAAGAAGACGACTCTTGGTGAGGACTTTATCGGAAATATATTTGAGTCTGGAGAAGACATGTATACAGCTGATCAGCTAACACAATATAAGACCTTAGTTCTGAGAGTTGGGTTCAATGAGCGAACTCATGGTCATATCAATCCATGTCAGGATATCATTGAGGATCGCCTTCCAACCCAGCAACGACCGGAAGAGCGCTCTAGGTATAAACCCGTTCCATTCTACCCCACAGACCCCACACCCCCTTTTCCTGCATATCTGGCTAACATCTTATTACAAGACCAATATGGGGAGAAGGCTATGAGAACTGAGGAGGGCGAAACGATAGAGGATGAGACAATTGTCGAATTTCGCTACGATAAAAATGCCAAACAATTGTGGCGGTGGAAACCAATTCGGGTGCGACACGATAAAACAGCTGATTATCGAAAGTCCGGAAAGAACTTCGGCAACGCATACCACGTGGCTCAGAGTGTATGGAAGTCTATCCACAACCCAGTCACAGCAGAGATGCTTTCGACTGGGAAGGGAATACCGGATGATCTTGCCGGTAGTGACATATATTATAATCGAGTGAGTGGGGATACGATTACACAGCAATTGAGGAACTTTCACAATCTCTATGTGAAACGTGCGCTAATCCTCGGGGCCTCAAGTAGAGGTGGTACTCTTATCGATATGAGTGTTGGAAAAGCAGGGGATCTTCCAAAATGGATTGCCGCCAAACTATCCTTCATATTTGGCTTAGACGTGGCCCGTGACAACATCGAAAACCGCCTTGATGGCGCTTGTGCCAGGTTCCTCAACGCTAGGAAACGATTTAGGTCGATGCCTCGTGCACTATTTGTTGCCGCTGATAGCAGCCTGAACATCCGATCAGGAGATGCTTGTTTTACCGACAAGGGTAAAGAGATCACTAGAGCCATATTCGGCGACGGGGCGAAGGATGAGACCAAACTTGGAACTGGCGTCTATCGTCAATATGGGCGCGGGAAAGGTGGTTTCGATGTAGTATCAAACCAGTTCTCCATACACTACTTCTTCAAGAATAGAAACACTCTGAATGGCTTTCTTCGGAATCTTAGCGAATGCTGTAAGGTGGGGGGTTATGTCGTCGGTACGAGCTATGACGGTCGGAAGGTTTTCCGTGAACTAGAGACAAAAGCTAACGGTGAAGGAATATTCATCATGGAAAAGGAGAAGAAGATGTGGGAGATCAGGAAGCGTTATGATGCTGATGTCTTTGAGAATAATGCGAGTTGCATCGGCTACCAGATAGATGTCTATCAAGAGTCTATCAATAAAGTCTTCCCCGAGTATCTGGTGAACTATGAATACCTCGTTCGATTAATGGAGGCATATGGCTTCAATATCCTTTCCAAGAAAGAAGCTAAGGAACTTGGCCTCCCTAATGGTATTGGGGGATTTAGCGAACTCTTTGTTAAGATGGAGGAACAAGTCCGTTCGGGTCGGCTAAGGAAAAGTGATGTTGGCAAGGCGCTGCTGATGACTCCTGATCAGAAGCGGATCTCTTTCCTGAACAAATACTTCATTTTCAAAAAGGTACGAGATGTTGATGCTGCTGCTGTTGAACGGGTTCAGACTGATGAGAGTAAGGTCGAAGTCGCTGAAGACACAACAGAGGGTAAGTCTCTCGCAGCCGTTCTCAAGTCCACGAGGAAGAAGCCCAAGATTCGCAAGATTAAAGGCAAGTTGAAGCTCAAAATAAAAAAGGAATCAACACCTAAGACCACAGCCCCAGTGGAAGTAGTAGTGGTGGCGGAGGAGAAGGTGACGGTCCCCACTACTGTGGTTACCCAACCGGTCGTAACTGTTGCACCAAAGTCCTTAAAACTGAAAATACGTCGTCCCAAAGGCAAAAAAATACGCTTGAAGATATCTGAAAAAAAAACAACTGACGGGGGCGAATAATCTAATCTATTAAATATAGAAGTATGCTCACCATCGAAAATATAAAGACCTACGGAAACAACACAATATTACCTGATCTTCAGAACCGATATAAACACTGAAGACCAAGTGTTAGTAACATGACTCATTACCCTCTCCCTCATGTCAGCAATAGACTTCATGCTGATAATATAAAATTGTGCTTTGGAAACGCTCAGAATTCGAACTTGGTAAGTAGAAGCCTTTCTAGATACATCGGAGTCGTTAAAGGCAAGATAGCGGATCATCCCGATGAATGGGATCTTGTCAAGAAGATGACCAACCCATATGAGTATATACATACGACCCTCCCCAATAGTAAGCACGCTGTGAGTAAAATAAGGCCCCTCTCTCGCGCGTTTTTTAAGATGATTGAATTGGGTAACATGTTTGATATCTTTCCAGTCTCAGACGGTACTCCTATTAAAAGCTTCCATTTGGCCGAGGGCCCGGGAGGGTTTATTGAGGCCCTCACGTATATCAGATTCAATAATCAGGACCAGTATTATGGAATGACTCTAATTGACGAGACTAATTCCAATGTCCCCGGATGGAGGAAGGCGAACGCATTCCTGAAAAAAAACCCCAATGTGACGATCGAAACGGGCGCTGACAGGAGGGGAGATCTCTACAATCCTGCTAACTTGACTCACTGCTGGGAGAATTATCGGAATTCTATGCATCTCATCACGGGAGATGGGGGATTTGATTTCTCAATCGATTTCAATCGACAGGAGACTCTCGCATTGCGTTTGATTCTAGCTCAAGTAGCATATGCCGTAGCTATGCAGGCCCGCGGAGGCACCTTCATCCTGAAAATGTTTGACATATGCCTTGCCGCATCTGTAGACATCCTCTACATGCTTTCAGGTCTATATCAGGAAGTTCATGTGGTCAAACCCCATACAAGTCGTTATGCTAACTCTGAACGTTATATAGTTTGCCTAGGGTTCCGCTACAGAGATTCGAGTGACCTCGTGAAGAGATATATTTCTACCCTCAACCTTCTCAACAATATGCAGGTCCAAGGGACCCATATCTCCCGGATCCTCTCCTCATCCCCAAATGCCCGTTACAGATCGGCTCTGGAGGAAATTAACGCAATACTCGGCCAGCAACAGATAGAGACAATCCAATCAACGTTGCGATTTATAGAAAATAAAGAGCGGAAGAGTGAAAAACTCCAGCAACTACGTGCAAAGAACATACAAAAGTGTGTCTCTTGGTGCACTAAGAACAAAATACCTTGCCACCATACAGTCCCTTCTGGCAATATTTTCATGTCCTCTCTCCCCGGGCGCTCGAATACAAATCTGAAAATCAAGTGATTATTCAGCAGGCATTTCGTTAATAATCTTATGGTTATTTATATGACGCGTGGAACCAGGAAGGAGATAAGAACTACCGCTTGAGCAGATTTCGCCACAACTTGCTCGACCAATACAAACCCATACAGTAAAGTGGCGCGAGAGGATAGAAAGGGCTCTTATCTGCCACGCGCGGAATCGACGTATATCCTATCCATCCTAGAACAGGTAGTCGAATGCATGTGTAGACTACCGCCTGTATATACTGCCACCTCAGCAATAACTTCGGCTCACCATCGGTCTTCAACAGATAATACACATAATACATAGGAATGTTCGACAACTCACCCCACAGCAGGATCTGTCCAACCTTATATACCTCGGGATCCTTCTGGAGAATATATAAGCATGCCAGATGATGATATGTATATATGGCATCACTCAGATTTCTCTTCCCGAATCGCGCAATATGGAGAAGGTCATACAGAAAGTAACCCATCGATATACTCTGAGCTACCGGCCAGACACCTTTATTGCCCAGAACATATAGACCGGTCAGCACTGAAGCACTGCTGGCGTGGGTAAGAGCAGTGAAATTATTAGCCAGGGAGCGCGTCATTCGTCCCTCGAAGGCCCAGTGCAAACAGTTAAACAAAAAGAAGGGTACGTGTGGGGATATATCTAACATCTCTAACACAGCTGCTAACCTTCTCTTTATAATCTATTACTACAATCGGTAAGAGGTTGTTGTGAGTTAATGTGAAATTATAATCCTAGTCGCGAATGTAATGGATGAACTGGAGAGATTTATATAATCAATGACCAATGATTATATAAAGGCACAAGGTTAGAACTTCTCCTTTTCAAGCTTGATCCAGACCTCTTCGTTGACAGATATCGCCAATAGTCCCTTAATACGTCTGTTGATCATAGGAAAGGGGATGTTGATCTCCAGCCTCTGCCCCTCCTTGATATACTCGTTGAACTTCAAATAAAGATCCCTGACCGGCTCATACTTGGGAGTGAGTTCAAACTTGCTAAGCTGAAGCAATATCTCCTTTACTTCAGCCTTCCTTTGTTCCTCAGTTCGATATACGATCTCCTTTCGAATCCGCTTTTTCTTGTTCTTCTTATTATTGCCCATATGCACTATAATAAGATTGAAATCCTTATATCAAGATATAATATTACTATGGGATGCATAATGCGTTCCATACTCCCGGCGCCGGTTAACGACCGCATATCTCGAATGTCGGCGAGGTGCCACCGGTGGTAATGTTCCAGAAGGTCGTCTACACACTGGACAAGTAGAACGTGTATGTAACCATCTATTTATACATACCCTATGAAATGTATGGTTACAACTCAAGGTACGTTGAGCGGACCTGTTGATGGAATCGAGACAAATCGTGCAGATAGGCGTGCTAGGACGAACACGGGATCTCTGAATCCTCATATTCTGTTGTGGTCGAGATTGGATAGGGGAGGATACAGGCGACGGGATATCGGGTACCCCATTCCCTCGTATTCCGAGCCGTCGGTGGAGTCTGGCTTGAGCAGCCGCCATCATCTCGATTACATCCGGAATGGCAAATGAGTACTCGCATATAAGGTCACCTGAGCTCAAGTCACCTAGAAGCCTTCCCCGTGATGTCTGCCGAATTAAAAAGTAGTAGCTACCTATTGGTAGCTGCTGACCGCTCGTATCCCACATATTTCTCGTGGCTAAGATAGCTACTTTCATTGGTAAGTGCATGTCTGTATTAGCCACTGATAATTTTTCTAAAAGATGACTGCGACATGAACCCAAGAAGAGCAACCATCATTCGCTTTATGAAATATGTTCCTCGGTCCTCAATAAACTTGGTGACGGCAGTATGAGCTTCTTTCGTTGCCTCCTCATCATCGCTCATCATTTTTAAGTACATACATGCCATTTTATCTGGATAGAACCTCAAGAAACATGAGACCACAAAACCTGTCAGGTTCCCCGATCGTAGCATATCTTTTGCCGAAGGAGTCGTTAGATTAACATCTTTCCTGTCTACAATGTAAGTGGTATCGAAACATCGGCTGAAATGATGCCACATAACAAGGGGAAATGCGAAACATACACCATGATTGTCACCCTCCTGTAGACAGGGACCCCGATAGGTATGCTCCGGTCCTCGTGTATGCCTAATCTTCACATCAACTCCTTCTGTAGACACAAATGTGTTGAGATAGTCCACAAGCTGCTCTATGAAAAGTATATCAATCGGCGCATCGAACTTCAGTCGTTTCGCCCTTCGCTTCGACAGCTTCCTATCATAGAATTTGAGAGGAGCAATATCCTTTCCATATGGGTTTATATAGTAGCACCCATAGGAACCGTCCTCCAAGGGCAGGAATATGATCGCTAGACTATGCGATTCATAGTAGTTGCCCTTGTCAGAGAAGGTAAGACCATACTCCATAATACCACATAGCAAGAATATTGCTTGCTGTCTTTCCATAGCCTGGGAGATATTTGCATCAAGGTACTCGTAGTTGTGAACAATCTTACCATTCTCATAGGAGCACCTTCCACATCCAATGTCACCAAATTGCTGCTCATTGCTTTTGCCAGCGTTTATGTTCTCAACAATAGGGTGGAAGTCTATGAGAGCTTCCAGTAAAAGAATATTATCCGCCCTATCGGAGAGTGAGGTGCGACCCGAGAGCCAACTCACACGATGCGCATATGAGTCAGTTGTGTCTGCCGAGGTAGTACCGATGAGGTCGGCCCTATGTAGAAGATCTGCAAGCCGACCTCTACTATTGTATCGTATGAACTCGTCAAAAGGTCTGTGTAATTGTTTCATCATGTTAATGAGTAAGTTGTTATATCGGACAGCGTTATATTTGATTTCAATTTCCTCACCATGAGTTCCCAATCACACGACGTCTGACTGCCGATCCACCCTTCGATCTCCACTGTGGACATCCATATTTACAGAGAGTGGTCGGTTTCTGAGGAACAAATTGTCCACCCATTAAAGTTCTTCGAGAGCATCTCTGCACTCTCCCCCGGCAATTACTTGTTTCGTTAACAGGACAAATGCCAGCAAGGTTGCTCTTATAGACGGGTCTGGCATCCCTATAGTACCGGAGAGGGATCATACCATTTACACTGTTTCTGAATGCGACCTTTTCACGCTGCTGACCCGGTACGGTCGAACCACAGTTACCATGCTTATACATCTTAGGTTTACATGCTTGTTGTGACCGCGCAATAGTATTGTATTTCAATCTGTTTATTCTAGATCCACCACTAACAGCCCCTTGTTGGTTGAAGGGCCTATTGCTGGGGGCCCAGGTAACGCAACAATCACTCTTTTTGATATCTGTAGTCTTGTAGCAAGTATTGTACTTACAATCGTTGGCGGTCGCCCCCGTTGGACAGGGATAGCAGGAGTTATGGGGTTTCAGTTTGTCCGGATTCAACTGGAAGGAAATTTCCAATGATTGGTCTATATATTGGGAGAGATCGGGGGCCACCTTGGCACCCCATACCCACCAGCTTGCTATATCTGTAGCCCAAAAAAGACCATCTACACCGTTTTCGAGGGTGGCGATGGTGTCCCCATCTGACGTCTTTACTACAATCTGTTGTATGAAGTTAGGGTCGTGATGTCCTGCGATCACGATTGAGAAGAATGGATTCGTAGGGGGTTGAATGGTATAGGTAACTAAGTATATTTTTATCCCAAAGGGCTGTAGAATCGAGGGGATAAGGGACCCGAATCCGGATACAATGTCCCCTGATGACCACCCATAAACCCCATCTCCTGCGGCATCGGTCGCTACCGTGAGCAAGGTTCGTCGTTGGCTGTCGGGAGCACACTGCGAACAACTCCCCCGATAGTTCTTTGAACCACGCCCACCAATATGCCCTTGGAAGTTAAATACCTTTTGTCTATACCCCCGACACCTTCTCTCCAGATACTGTTTCGAATTGTAATTGTACTGCTCATCAATCTGTCCATTCTTGTTTTGTTTTACTTTTATAAGCGGATCGTAACAAGCGGATATACTGCCGGGACCAACAGGCCCATCCTTAAGAGAAATACATGACCTAGAATAATTGTCCTTATAGATCGTATTTGTCGGGATACTCCCAGTCGGACAGGGCATCCCATGGGGGCAAGTTGTATTTTCAACTTGTTGTGTCCCGGTCCACACCGTCGCCCATGAACAAACACAGCAATCACAAATCCTCTCCTTCCTGTATCCTGCGATTGGGTTCCTGTAAGGCGTGCCTTTACAAGTGCGCAATTGGGTACCAGTGGGGCCTGTGACAAGGATGGTGCCTGTTCCAGCATCAGCAGGATGCTCATTCTTGAAGCTGACCACAGGATCTGTGCCTATATCAGTGGCGGCTGCCACGCTCTTGGGATCGGTTACAAATATTGTTGGTCTTGTCCATGTGGTAATCTCATTTGGCCAATATTTGTTTGGGTTAGCCCCGGCTACAAGGTAGCCTATAGCATAACTCACATCTTCAATAGAACCGTAGGTAAGGTCCTCGAGCCTATAAAGACTCCACCCATATCCTTGCAAAGTCTGAATTAGCTCAAATTTGAATCCAGCACCGTTGATAAAAGATGAATATCCCAAAGATGGCGTGGAAGGCATGTAAGCCCCATTTGCTGTTGTCAGTGAAACAGCTGGTAGATACTGGTAAGCATATCCATAATTACCATTCCACCAACCGCCATTTGTCGAGGCATAGTATATCATCTGGCCGGGCTCAGATGAGACTGCCGCCGGACTGCTGTTGCCAAAAATAGTGACGCAGAATGGAACCCGTTGGCTGTTACTGGTCATCCCGGTACATGGAGTTTGTGCTGGTGGTGATAAGGGTTGATTTATACAGGCCTCGAATGTGGTATTCAGGAATGCCCAGTAATAGTTGTTGGACACCCCGGTAGTCGTATCCTCAACTACCTTGATCACATTATCACCGCCTGTAGGATTCTGGCTAGATTTACGGTAGATGGGGTGGTCATTAGCAACCTCTGGATTCGTCCCACTGAGTTGCAAAAAATAGCCACCGTTCACATCACTCGCCGAGTACGTGGTACCATGGAGCGCTGTGGCAGCATTCGTGCTCCCTACGAAGTTGCCATTACCCGTTATCGAGAGGACGGGTGCGGCGGCCAGGTAGAAAGAGCCCGTCAACCCGCTAATTGTCAGCGAAGCAGAAATAGGGTGTCTGGCTTCGGTGGTAAATGTCTCAAATTCAACATCCCAGGCTTTGCATCCGTCGATAGCTCGTCCTCTTGGGCCTGTCAAACAAGTCCTGCGCATCTGGTCGCGGGGATTGCCCAGCCGATACAACTGAGGTGGTACAGTCTGATTAAAAGTGTTCGAGACTCTCTTGCCGGATGGTAAATACTTGTTCGTGCGTCTCCATTTCATATTGAACATCACTGACATACAATGAGAAAAACAGTATCATCTTCAATCGAGATTAGCTGACACACATCCTTTCAAGTTGCTATAGTTTGGACGTTGGTAACACATCTTGTGACGAAAGATAAAGGTCTTATTATCTGGATGCAGCTTTGCCCAGTAGCGATCAATACAATAGGCATTGGAATCCCCCGTCTCCATAAGTTTGTCATACCCCTCCTTCACACAATCATAGACTTTCTTGAGCGTTTTAGAGTTAAGAAGGTATGCTGAAGAGGTTGTACATACCTGTCTGGAGAGAATGAGCAAATCATCGTGCTCCTCACGAGTGTGGTGTCGCGAGGCAGCCAGGAAGCAGATATCATAATCATATTCTCTCTCGAAGAACATCTTAAGATCCTTCTGATGTCGCTTAATGTCATTCGTGAATACAATGTCATCCTCGAGAATAAGACAGGTCTTATGACCTTCGCTCAGCATATGGTCCATGACATCGATATGATTTCTTGTCGCCCCCAAATAGGCACTTCTCACATCACAATCCTTCTTAGCTTTATGATGATAGACCCTATCCAGAGGAACTCCCATGCGACAAAGTTCCCCCAATACCTCAATCAGCCTATCAGATCGCTCCTCTAGATTCAGGATATAGATCATGTCAATATCTTTCCAGCACGAAGCGTACATGACCCGGTCGTGGGGGATCCCCCCAAAGTAGGCAGCGTTCCTATAGACCTTATCGGAAATGGGAAACATCCGATGTGAAACGGGATAGGAACCATAATAGATGGCTATCTCGTTCACAGCTGGCTCATACGATACATCAGTGGTGGCTATGATCTTCTTTCCAGCTAGCTTCATAAGATGGAAAAGGAAATCATTGTTCCTAATATTGTGATCTGTTATGCTGACAAACTCAAAATTCCTAATCACATCTATACACCCATCAACATCGCCCTGATAATACTTCGCCATAAACATTGTATCGAGCAGTCGGCTCGTCATCTTGGAACGCTTAATGTTTCTAGTGATATGACTGACAAGGGCAAACTGACTCATCGATATCAACCAATCCACCTGCTCTTGCATTGGGAAGTTCCAGTATAAGTACTTGTAGTTCGCATTTCCGCTTCCATCATACTCGATTACATTCCCGACGAAGTTGGTATTGTCATTTTTATGATCAATAAGTTGGTATTCTTCTCCAGTAAATGCATTAATGCTTGTATGGATGAGCAAGGAATCCACAACTAAGGGGTATATTTTGTCATTCAGAAAGGTCTCATCACCGCCATAAGATATGGGATCTAGACCCTCTGTCTTGCTAATGGCATTATGAAGCTGGTGGCGACATTTCAACATTCCAAGTTTGAAACCTGTTAGGCCGCCGGTCAAACGCGACTTATGCCAGTAGTGATCCCTAATAGTATGAGCGGACTTAGTAGATGCCAAGAACTGTTGGATACACCACCTATCTCGACCGTTTATCTCACTATCAGCGTCTCTAATGAACAAGATATTGATGTCATCGTCACAAATAGGCATGTACCGAAAGAGCATGTTGATGGCACCATCTCTCTCTGTTGGAAAGAATGCTACCTTCTCATATTGGTCTCTATATCGTCCCACCCAGGACTTTAAGTGGTCCTTTCCACAGTAGATGTAAATATAGAAGTCAGGATAGTGAGTTCTTATCAGGTCTATGTTTTTCTGAAGTCCGTAATAGTATTTGAGGTCATCTCCGTAAATACAGAATGAAAATATGTTCTTCATTTTGTATGGTCATGTGGGTAGGTTCCTAAATGGTTAGAAGTCCTAAAATCACAAGAGTTTTATGCTGATGGTGGTAGCACAGGGTACGGAGTGCACCCTCTCTCGCCCTTTGCTGGCGTCCGGTAGTAAGGGATAGCTCCGTGCGTGGTGCCCACACCTCCTGCCGCAGCTAAACACTTCGTGGCATGCGCTTTACAGTAGGGCGGTTGATTGCGCATCCGAGTACGAGGCCAAATCACCTCATGATATCTGATAGGTTTACAGAGACCCATCATGCAATCAACGCGTCTTCCCATGTATCTGGCGATACGACCTTGCTTCCCTACAGTAGATGGGCAGCCAGCCATTTTTAACCCAAGCTGATTGGTGTTTACGGATCCAGTCCGTGTTCTTGCTCTTCCATAGTATTTTACCATTATGTATAATACTAAGAGAAAAATTTCGTTAATCGATGAAAATTGTATATCCGACACCTGGTGTTAAATAGAAACCATGGTTGAGCCATGGCCATACTGCTGGATTGGTAGGTGGCACATAATAGGCATCCGCCGTTTTCAGTGTATATGGTTTGTCCAGATCTCCCCCTGTGATTGTGATACTCCTGGGTGTGACACCCGCTATAGCAACGTGAATCTGCTGGGGCGGGACATAGGGCGATGGTGGTAGGCCATGAGTCCATATCCCTAAGATCGTAGTCCCATTCCGACTGGAAGGTGTGAGAGAGCCCATCACTGGCCAGTCCGGACCAGCAGGCAAGAGTGGTGGCCCGCTGCTGTAGCCAACAAGGTCGTATTCGGGACCCACTATGTCGAAAGTGCCGCTATCAACTGAAGGCCTCCCTTGCGGGCCCCGGCCTGATGTCATTTTCCAGACATCTGACCATACTGCTTCAAAACAGTACAATACTGACAGCAGGGATCAACGCACTCGCCAGCAACCTTAGGACACTTACATCCAGGAGCCCGTCTATTATATTGGCCCCTTGGCAGCAGGCCCTTCCCTTTACCTTTAACAGTCGGATCGACACCATGTAAGCGATTCGAGCGCACTTGTCGGCCCCTCTTCGTAAGCTGAGGAATACCAAATGGCTGCTGTCGTGTCTTATTCATACAAACAGTCTCTGGGTGACAAGAATTGAACATCCAGCCTGTAAACCGTGGTTTGCCAGCGAAGTATGGTCCCTTCCCATACTTCTCACCACATATTCCCCTTGTCTCACACCGCGCATCCTTGTTGCGGCATTTCGAATTGGCAGATTTTATGGTATCTAGCTTCAATCTCTCCAGACGCGAGCTTCCACTCACCGCTCCCTGAACAGAAAACTTCTTGTTGCTCGGTTTGTAGACAGTTATACTGTTGGCTAGTGAACGGTACTTTTTGAGCTCGGTAGCAGTACAAGGATGGTCGGTCACGGGTCCTACTGCGTTCACGGGAAATT